TTCGCATTCTGGGCCATTTCGAGGACGGCTTGCTGATGGAGGCTTATCGCAAGAATCCGCGTCTTGACGTCCACAAGTTCGTTCAGGACTCGATCAAGGAGCTGCTGGGCATCGAGCTGCCGCGTACTCCGATCAAGACACTGAACTTCGGCCTCATCTACGGCCAGGGGGTTGGCTCCATGGCCGAGAAGCTGAGCCGCGACGTGAAGGAGGTTCAGGAGTTCCGCAAGGCTCAGTTCCAAGCGCTCCCGGGCCTCAAGGAGCTGGACAAGACGGTCAAGGCTCGCGGCCGCAACGGCCAGCCGATCGTGACGTGGGGCGGCCGCATCTACTACTGCGAGGAGCCCCGCGTCATAGAGGGTCGGATGCGGACGTTTGAGTACAAGCTGCTCAACTACCTCATCCAAGGGTCGGCGGCCGACTGCACCAAGGAGGCGATCATCAGGCACAGCGAAGCTGGCTGGGGTGACGCACGCTTCGTCGTCACGGTCCACGACGAAATCAACATCAGCGCTCCCAAGGGCGCGTTCAAGCGCGAGATGCTGCGGCTGCGCGAGTCGATGATGTCCATCGAGTTCGATCTGCCGATGCTGTCTGACGCCGAGTTCGGCCCCAACTGGGCCGACATGAGCGCGCTCAAGGAGCCGTCCCCTGACTTCACCAAGTGGCTGGAGGCCGCATGAACTATGACCAACGATTCCTGGGCACGCGCTTCTACGGCGACGGCCGGCTGAAGGTGGACCCGCCGACCAAGCTGACGAAGCATCACGGCAAGAAGCCGATGCGGGTGCGTCGCTCCACTGCCCGCCAGATGATCAACAAGCTGATCGAGAAGGGCGTCAGCTACCACTCCGAGGCCGGCGCCACGCTCTGGGTGCTGGCCGAGTTCTGCGAGGCGCGCAAGGCGGCGTACCGCATCGAGCCGACGACCGTGGAAGCTGAAGCCAAGCCTGGCGTCAAGACCACCATCGGCTATTCCTTCCACATCAGCAAGCAAGTCCAGGAGATGCTCAATGAAGTTCGTTCCTGATTTCAAGGCCGCCAAGGGCAAGCCCGCGACGACCGGCGCGACCGCGAAGCCGGCCGCCAAATCCGCACCTAAGAGCGTGCCGGCAAAGAAGGCTGCACCGACCCCTGCCCGGGGCTTCGCGGCACTGAAGACGAAGGCGCTGGCCACGCCCGTGCCTGTCACGCTGAAGCCGGGGAAGATCATCGAGCTGAAGCCGCTGACGAAGCCGGTCACGTCTTGGTCCTTCAGTCGGTATCAGGACTACCAAACCTGCCCGCTGAAGTTCCGCCTCAAGCACATCGAGAAGGTGCCTGAGCCCAAGAACGACGCGATGCAACGCGGCATCGACGCCCACGACGACGCTGAGAAGTGGACCAAGGGGACGATCCCCAAGATGCCCCTCAGCCTGGCCGCCATGAAGGACGAGTTTGCCCGCCTGCGCAAGCTGTACAAGGGCAAGAAGCTCCCCATGATCGTCGAGGACAACTGGGCCTTCACCAAGGACTGGGACGAGACGCAGTGGAACAACTGGGCCGAGTGCTGGGTGCGCATCAAGCTGGACTGCGCCCATTACGAAGAACTGGACGGCCAGATGGTGATGATTGTCACCGACTGGAAGACCGGCAAGGCCAACAGCTACAAGGTGGCCGAGTACATGGAGCAGTTGGACCTGTACGCGCTTGCCGCCCTGCTCATGTCGGCCGTCGAGGACGTGGTTGTGCGCCCGCGCCTTGGCTGGCTTGATGACGGGACGTTCTACCCGAACGTGGACAAGGGCGAGGAGCAGGTGGAGTACACCCGCGCCGACCTCCCCCGGCTCATCAAGGAGTGGGGCAAGCGCGTCAAGCCGATGATGTCGGCCAAGAACTTCCCGCCCAAGGCCAACAGCAAGTGCCAATGGTGCTTCTACGGTCAGGCCGGCCGCGCCAAGGGCGGCCCCGGTCACTGCAAGTTTTAACCCACGGAGAAACGTCATGACTCAAGTTCAAATTCTCGTCACCTGCCTGGCAGTCCTCATCATTATCTCGGTCCTCTTCCACATAGCCAAGAACCGACCCCGGGCAGCGCGACCGCTTGACCTCCTCAAGACGGCCCAGGTGATGCTGGACCTGGAGACGCTGGGGACGGCCCCGGGGTGCAAAATCCTGTCCATCGGCGCTTGCGTGTTTAACCAGTATGGCGTGCTGGAAACTCAGACGTTCTACCGGGAGATCAAGCGTCACACGGGCCAGGACATGCTGACGGAAGACCCTGAGACCGTCATCTGGTGGGCCGAACAATCGGAAACGGCCAAGCGGGGCCTGCTGACCGACCGAGACGACGACGGCAAGGTGACGCTCACTCTGGCACTGATCGAGTTCAACCGTTGGCTGGCCGACGTGGGCGGGGTCGATTCGCGCGGCAACGTGCTGGTTGACGTCTGGGGCAACGGCTCCGACTTCGACAACATCATCATCCGCGCCGCCGCCAAGGCAGTCAACGTCAAGCCTGGGTGGCCGTACTGGGGCAACCGCGATTACCGCACGCTGAAGGGCTTGCTGCCTCACGTCAAGGCCGAACGCCTCGGCACTCACCACAACGCTCTGGACGACGCCCGCACGCAGGCCGCTCACGCCAGCATTCTGCTCAAGGAGCTGCGCCTGTGGGGGCGTTGATCGAACGTTGGACGACCGGCTCAGGCGGGTTCCTCGGGGAAGTCAGCCTGGTCGAGCCGGATGAATGGGACGCCAAGACCTACGCCCGCAAGGGCGTGGAGCTTCTGGAGATGACAGACGTGTACGTGCACCCGCTTCGGCGGGGTCGCGGATGGGCCCGGGAGCTTGTCCAGACGGCCATCCTGCACGCCGACAAGGAGGGACTGGACCTGTTCCTGCGCACCATCGCCTACGGCAAGACGCAGCACCGTCGTCGCTGGGGCGCCTTGTCCACCGAGGAGCTGGCGGCCTTCTATGCCAAGTTTGGCTTCAAGGCTCGCAAGGATGATCCCCGGGTCATGGTGAGGCGGGTCAAATGAGGAAGGACGAACGTGAGATGGAGGACTGGGTGGCCGCCCAGGCCTGGGCCCTCTTTGGAGTGCCGTCCATTCACCTCACCGTCCACGGCGACACCGGCTGGCCCGACCGCGTGTTCATCCTCCCGGCCGGCCGGACCCTCTGGCACGAATACAAACAACCTGGCGAGCCGATGGACCCGCGCCAGGTGCTCAAACGCGACATTCTGGAGTACCGACAACATGCCCACCGCTGTTTCGACAATCGTGAAGAAGCCCTTGCGGACGTCAAAGCCGCCTACGATGCCGCAAGGGCCGAAGAAGTGGACGCCCCACAACTACCAACGAAAGGCGCTCAAGTTCCTGCTCGAACACGGCGCCGCCGCGCTGTTCCTTGACCCGGGCCTGGGCAAGACCAGCATCACTCTGGCCGGCCTCAAGGTGCTGAAGGGCGAGGGCCAGGTGACGGGCGCCCTGGTCGTCGCGCCGCTACGGCCCGCGCTGACCACGTGGCCGCAGGAGGTTCAGGAGTGGGCAGACTTCAAAGACCTCAGCCTGGTGACGCTCCACGGCCCGAAGATGGCGAAGCTGGCTGAGGAGGATCACGACATCTACGTGATCAACTACGAAGGGCTGGCCAAGCTGTTCACGCGGCGGCGCGTCGGCAAGGTTTGGAAGTACGAACTGACCCCGCTGGGCAAGGTCGTCATGAGCAAGGTGAACGTGCTCGTGTTCGATGAGCTGTCCAAGATGAAGAACAGCAACAGCGTCCGCTTCAGCCTGATCAAGCCGCACCTCAAGAAGTTTGACCGCCGCTGGGGCCTGACCGGCTCGCCCGCCGCCAACGGCCTCCTGGACCTGTTTGGTCAGTGCTACGTGCTGGATGAGGGCCGAAGCCTCGGGCAGTTCATCACGCACTACCGGGCCGCCTACTTCCTGCCGACCGACGACATGGGCTACAACTGGCGGGTCAAGGAGGGCGGCGAGGAGGCTATCCACGCGCGCCTGAAGCCGCTCGCCATCAGCATGTCGGCCAAAGACTACCTGGAACTGCCCGACATGATCGAGCACCACCTAAAGTTCGATCTGAGCCCCAAGGTGCGCGAACAGTATGACGAGTTGGACAAGACCCTCCTCACCATGGTGGACAGCGACATCATCACGGCGGCGAACGCGGCGGGGGCGTCCGGCAAGTGCCGTCAGGTCTGCGCCGGGGCGATCTACTTGGCTGACGTGGACCCGGTCACGGGGGCGCCTCGCACGTCCAAGGGCAACCGCAAGTGGGTGCTGCTCCACGACGACAAGCTGGACGCGCTTGAGGAGTTGTCGGATGAACTTCAGGGTCAGCAGCTGCTGGTGGCGTATGAGTTCCATCACGATCTGGAGCGACTTCAGAAGCGCTTCCCGGGCGTGCCCCACCTCGGCGGCGGGGTGAGCGTCAAGGCCGGCAAGGAGCTGGAGGCCCGTTGGAACGCGGGCGAGCTGCGGATGCTCTTCATTCACCCGGCCTCGGGCGCCCTCGGCCTCAACCTTCAGAAGTCGCACGCACAACACATCGCCTGGTTCACGACCACGTGGGACTTCGAGCTGTATGACCAGATGATCAAGCGGCTGCTGCGGCAAGGCAACAAGGCCAAACAGGTGTTCGTGTACCACTTCGTGGCCCGCGACACGGTGGACGAGGACGTGTGCTATGCGCTGCGCCGCAAGGACAAGACTCAGCGTTCATTGATGGACGCTCTTGAGGCCCGGCGACTCCGAAAGCTGGGCGCTAAGGGTAAATCCCGAGATGTGAAGCTGGGCAGCAAAAAGCCAGCCAGAGGCCGTTTCTGACGTTGGCTGCATCTCGGCCTGACCCATTGCTCAATCGCAGCACCTAGCAATTCCCCAACAGAAAATTACGGTCGCCGTCTGCCTCAAGACCTTACAGCTCAGTCGGGAATTATTGAGAGGGGCTAGACGGTGATACCAGACTGGTTTAGAGTCCGGTCTCAGCGGTGCACGTAACAGCCCGCCACCCAGGAGCCGACACAAATGATCAACATCCTCATCACCACCGCCGACGGCACCATGCGCATCGTCGCGTGCCCGGCCGGCGCGCTGATGTCGGGTATCAGCGCCGACATCGAGGACGCTTTTGGCGCCAAGTGCGTCTTCAACGGCGTCATCCCCAACCTCCAAGGCCGCAAGCCTGACCTGATCGTCGGGGGTGCGCTGTGACCGCCGCCGTCGTCCGCATGCGGGGTTCGTCGCACACCGCGATCCGCGTCAGCGTCGGCCCCAAGTTCACCACGTTCATCCCGATGGAGACGCTGGCGCTGACGAAGCTCGACAACCGCGAGTTCCACAACGACTGGGAGGAGTACACTGTGTACCCCGTCCGTCGCGCCGCCCAACTTTACCTCAAGGATCAATTCCGCGAGATTCCGCAACAGGCCCGCGAGTGCCTGGAGAAGATTGTGGCGGACCCCGCCACCGTGTTCGACGAAACCCGCATCAACCAACCCTCAAAGGAAGAAACCACCATGGCCACCGCTACCAAGACCGCTCCTGCCAAGAAGGCTCCCGCCACCTCCAAGGTCGCCGCTGCGCCCGCAAAGCCCGCCGCGAAGGCCGCACCCGCCAAGCCGGCCGCCGCCCCGGCGAAGCCCGCCGCCAAGGCCGCGCCCACGAAGCCCGCCGCGAAGGCTCCCGCCAAGGCCAACGGCATCAGCACCGTCGTCGCCCAGGCCGGCAAGAAGGCCCCCGCCAAGAACGCCGCTCCGGCCGCCAAGGTGCCGCCCGTCCGTCCCGCCAACGACGAGAAGCTGAAGGTGGACGAGCCCGAGAAGGCGCGCCGTGGCACCACCGCCGAGTTCGTGGCCGAGGCCGTCAAGCTGAAGACCTTCACCCGCCAGCAGCTGCACGATGTCATGGTCAAGAAGGGCCACGAGTCCAAGGCGGCCCGCATCAAGATCGCTGACTGCGTCTACTTCAAGGTGTTCGTCCCCGCCTGAGCCGTGACCAGGAGCTGACATGAACCCCGCCACGCCCGCTTCTGCGGGCGTCGGCGTCTTTGGAGCTGACAAAATGAGCATCATCACTTTCGGGGACGATCTGCTGCGCACCGGCGATCTGGACCCCCTGTACATAGCCCTCCACAACGCTGCCCCGAATCGCGGCACCCTGGAGCGCTTCTGCCTCGCCTACTGGTGTCTGTACCACGCTGGCGCCGCCTCCAAGCTGGCAGAGATCAAGCAGCCCCAGAAGTTCTGGGCCGCCTTGATGGAGGCCGCTATCAACGAAGGGCTCAAGTGGCCGCGCGGCAGCGAGCGTCGCCACTTCCGCGCGAAGAATGCGACTGACGCAGTCAAGTACCTCATCATGCGCTACCGCTCGCCGTCCGATGCGGTCGAGGGCTTTCTGGGCCTGGACGGTAGCGGCGAGGAGATGACCTATGCGTCGGTGTCCCGCGCCGCCCAGAGCCACGTTGGCTTCGGCCCGTGGATCGCCTTCAAGATCGCCGACATGAGCGAGCGCGTGCTGGGCTTCCCCACCGACTTCGCCGACTGCGAGCTGGGCATTTACAAAGACCCTCGGCAGGGTGCCGCCGTCGCCTTCCTGGAGCGCAAGGGCGTGACAGGCACCGTGGCGCAGGATGGCAAGCAGGTTGCGCCGTGGGAGTTCCGCCTGGAGGATGCCCAGCTGAAAGACACGGTGGCATTCTACGTGGCAACTTGGCGCAAGAAGCGTGCCAAGGCGCCCCCGGCCGGCGACCGCCTGGTCAACGTGCAGGAGGTTGAGACCATCTTCTGCAAGTACAAATCTCATCTCAAGGGCCACTACCCCTTGGGCAAGGACACGCGCGAAATCGGCCACGGCCTGGACGGCTGGGGCGACCTCGCGCAGCAACTCAAGGCCGGGTTGCCGGCCGTCGCCGAACAACGCAAGCTCTTTTGAGTACACCATGGCACGCAAACACAACATCATCATCGTCGGAGCCGGGCTGTTTGGCTCCATCGCCGCGAAGCTCGCCCGCGAGCACGGCCATGACGTCACCGTGGTCGATTCGCGCGAGCCCTGGGCGGCCAGCAAAGCCTCGGGCTGCGTGATAGCGCCGTCCTGGCTCAACTCCCTGAGCCGCGAGCAGATCGACGCGGGCATGGGCGTCCTCAACGATCTGTACACCGTCCATGACGTGGAGTTCCAGACCAACGCCCTGGCGAAATTCAAGGCCAAGCGCGTGGCGCCGTCCGACATCCTCAAGGACGCGGACGTACACGACACGGTTGTCGAGGTGCGCGACGGCCTGGTCAAGCTCGCCAGCGGCGACGTTCTGCGCGGCAAGGTGCTCGTGGCGGCCGGCATCGGGACGGCCGGACATCTGATCAAGGCGATGCCTGCCATGCGCGGCCTCTGGGGCGCCTCGATGCGCTTCAAGGGCGTGATCGACCAGCCGCGCATCCACGTGTACGCGCCCTACAAGCAGGCTGTCGCCTTCCAGCTCAGCCGCAGCGAAGTCTGGATGGGCGACGGCACCGCGCTTGTTGACAAGACGTGGCGCGAGTCCCGCGAGGGTCGGATTGACAACACGGCACGTCGCGGCGCCTCGCTGTTCGGCCTGAGTCTGGAGCGGGTCAAGTTCAACGAGGGCGCCCGCCCCTACGTCGAGGGTCACAAGGCCGGGTTCTTCGTCCGCGTGACGCCCAACGTCTGGGTGAGCACTGGCGGCGCGAAGAACGGCACGCTGTTGGCCGCCGCCAACGCCGCCCAGTTTCTGAAGGAGCTGCCATGAGAAAGTTTGTCGACACCCTGGACGGCAAGAAGTACGAAGCCGTCAGCGGCTGGCGTCCGCAGTCGCTGACCGAGCCGCCCGGCTTGACGCTGGGCCACGTCGCGCCGACCGACGTGCCCGGACCGGCCCTGGAGCTGCGCCGTCAGTACGACATGAGCCTGCGCGTCGTCGATACGCTCGCCATGGACGGCCCCGCCTACAAGATCGTCCAGGAGGCGTCATGATCATCAACATTCGTGGCACGCACGGCGCCGGCAAGTCCACCGCCGTCCTGCGCATCCTCAAGAAGTTCCCGCACACCGAGTTCATCGAGCCCTTCAACAAGAAGGGTCTGGGCTACACCGTCAAGCTGCCGAACGGCGAGACGCTGGGCGTGGTCGGGCGTTACAACACAGCCTGCGGCGGCGCGGACGGCATCCAGCCCTACAGCGACATCTGGCCGCGCGTCGAGCGCTTCGCCAAGGCTCACGACCATGTGCTGTTCGAGGGCGCGCTGGTGAGCGTGTCGTACGGCTCCATTGGCCTCGCGTCCGAGGCGTTTGGTGATGACTTCGTGTTCGCCTTCATGGACACGCCGCTGGACCGCTGCATCAGCCAAGTCAACAAGCGCCGGGCCGAGGCCGGGAAGCCGCCGCTGGCCGACCCCAAGAACATCGAAGGCAAGTTCATGTCCTGCCTGCGGTTGGCGTCCAAGCTGACCAACGGCGATCAGCCCGGCATTCCCAAGCGCCGCGTGGCTTGGATCGACTGCTGCGCACCCGCCAAGACCACGCTCAAGCTGTTGGGCATCAAGATCAAGGAGCCGTCATGAAGTACCCGCACCTGTACCTCGCTGCCGTCGAGATTGGCCAATCCATGGGCGTCTTCACGGGCGGCACCGTCCAACCGCACGAACACATCTCGGCCGCGCTCGCCACCCTGGAGGAGTCCGTGGGCGCTAGCAAGATGGCGGCGGCCGAGTCGGAGCTGAGCCAGCTCAGCATCGAAGCCTTGTTTGACTCCTGCGCGGGTCGCGGCGGCGAGTCGTCGCTGGCCGTAGGCGGCGCGGCAGACACGGCCTTGACCCAGCTTGAGGAGGAACTGTGATGAGCACGATTGGAAAGCCCGCCACCCAGCTGGCCGCGTTCATGAAGGAGCGTCACCGCATCTACCTCAAGAAGCAGGCCGGCAAGCCGGCGCCTTGGACGGATGACCCGGTGCTGCAGCAGTACCGCTTCTGTAACGTGTACCGCGAGCTGGATACGGTCACCATCTGGATCAGGGAGAACATCCGCGAGCCGTTCGCTGACAACCCGTTCCTGTGGTTCATGCTCTGCATGGCGCGCCGCATCAACCTCCCGGCCACGTTGGAGGAAATCATGGCGGACAAGAAAGGCGCCTGGCCTCAGTGGGTCGCCCCGAAGGCCGGCAAGGCGCTGGGCGCGGCAGTCGGCAAGTGGGACCCAGAACGCTTGGTCAAGCTGCTGGACGACCGGACGGCCCGGGGTGAGCCCGTGTACACCGGCGCCTACATGATCACGGCTGAGACCGGGGCCGCGCACAAGGGCAAGACCAAGAGCCGGACGACGGCGTGCAGCAATTTGTTGCCGCTTTGGCAGCAGGCTGCGACGATTGAGCCCGAGCTGCACCACACCCTGCAGCGAGCCTTCGGCGCCATCCTAGGCCAAGGTTTTGCTTGGGGTCCGTTTATGACCTACGAAGTGGTCACGGACCTGCGCCACACCCGCTACCTGCGCAACGCCCCGGACACGCTCACGTGGGCCAACGCGGGGCCGGGCGCGATCCGAGGGCTTAACCGCCTGTTCGACAGGCCGCTGACAGCTCAGCTGAAGTCGGCCGAGACGTGCTATGAGATGCACCGGCTGCTGGCGTACATCCAGGCCCGCGTTTGGCCGAAGGATTGGCCGGTGCTGGAGCTGCGCGACATCGAACACAGCTTGTGCGAATACGACAAATGGAAGCGGGTTCATCTCGGTGAGGGCACCCCGCGCTCCAAATACCACCCTGCCCACACCACCCAAGGAGCATGACAATGAACACCCCGAAACTGAATCACTTGGCCGCAGCCATGGCTGGCGTCCCGTCTGACGCCTTCAAGGCCGAGGAGTCCTTGCCGGCCGTCGTCACCGACGTGCTGGGCACCACGGCCGATTGGTTCGTGGCGACCGGCCAGATGCCCGAGGCGGCGACGCCCGACCCGCGCCAGGCCGCCTTCTACGTCGGCATGCAGCTGGAGGAGCTGGCGGAGAAGCTGACGCTGATCCTGGGCCCGGACACCACGCTGGTCACCGTCATGGAGACGGCGGCGCGCAACTTCAAAGAGGGCACCATGGACAAGGCCGTGGCGTCTGCCTTGCTGTCGCACCCGGTCACGCTGCTGGACGCCGACATGGACTTGATCTGGGTGTCCATCGGCGGCGCCCGCGCTCAAGGCGCTGACGTCATCGGCGCCTACAGCGCGGTAAATCACGCCAACTGGGACAAGCGCAACCCCGACACCCAGCAATTCGAGCGCCACCCGGTCACGGGCAAGGTCATCAAGCGCGCAGGCTGGCAGGAAGCCGATCTGACCCCCTACGTCCACGACAGCCTGGCCAACAAGCGCTAAGCACTCATCAACCCAGCGGCCTTCGGGCCGCGCTTTCAAAGGAACCGACATGCACGTCATCAACGCCGAAACGCCCGACAGCGGCCTGGCAGCAGCCCTCCTCCTCCTGAAGACCCAGGGCCGCGCCGCCCCGAGCCGCAACGGTACGGTCATCCGCGCGCCCGGCCCCGTCGCCACGGTGTACCGCAACCCGCTGCGCCGCGTCATGCTCAGCCCGCTGCGCGACGCCAACCCGTTCTTCCACCTGTACGAAGCCATCTGGATGCTGGCCGGCCGCAACGACGCTGAGGCCGTCGCGCGCTACGCCAACACCATGAACAGCTTCGCTTCCGAGGAGGGCAAGCTGTGGGGCGCCTACGGCTACCGCTGGCGCGAGTTCTTCGGCTTCGATCAGCTGGCCGAGATCATCAAGCTGATCCGCGAGGATCGCACGACCCGCCGCGCCGTCCTGACGATGTGGAGCCCGGTTGGCGATCTGATACCGTTCGATGCGGCCAGCCGCGAGGGCGCCCGAGCCAGCAAGGACGTGCCCTGCAACACCCAGGTGTACTTCGATCCGACCCAAGGCGTGCTGGACATGACCGTCTGCAACCGCAGCAACGACATCGTCTGGGGCTGCTACGGCGCCAACCTGGTCCATATGTCGTTCCTCCACGAGTTCGTCGCCATCGCCACCGGCCTGCCCACGGGCACGTACACGCAGATGAGCAACAACTTCCACGCCTATGTGGATCGGCCCGACGTGGCGCGGTTGTTCGAGGGCTTCGTGCCGGATGACCGTTACACCGACTTCCGCAGCCTGATCGGCGGCCGGCATTACCCGATCATGCACACGGAGTGGGACGAGTATCTGGCCGAGTGCGCACTGTTCGCCGAGCAGCCGACTGCTGACAACTGGAATGACCCGTTCCTCCAGAACGTCGCCGGCCCGATGATGGAGGCGCACGCCGCCTACAAGTCTGACCGCCTGGGCCTCGCTCTCAGCATCTGCGAAGACATCCAGGCGCCGGACTGGCAGGCAGCGTCCGTTGAGTGGCTGCAGCGCCGCGTCGCCAAGCGCCAAGAGTCGGCCCGCAAGCTGATGGACGGCGAGGAGACGCTGTGAGCCCGCTCCTGATCGCGCAACTGCGCATGGTGGAGCGTAGCGCCCGCGTTCGGCGCTACCACACTGAGCCCCTGCTCCACCAGCAGAACGTCGGCGAGCACACCTATGGCGTGATGTGGCTCATCATGCTGCTCACCAATCACCAGGCCAGCCGCAACTTGCTGTTGGCCGCTCTGGAGCACGATTCGCCCGAGCACGAGGTGGGCGACATCCCGGCGCCGACCAAGCGCCTCACCGGCATGAAGCATACGTTTGACGCCTTGGAGGAGGGCGTCATGTCCCAGCTTCAGCTGCTTGGCCACGTCATCACCAAGGACGAAGCCAACATTCTGAAGCTGGCCGACTGCCTTGAGGGTGCGATGTTCTGCGCTTTCGAGCTTCGCCGAGGCAACCGCGACATCGTCACGGCCTTCGGCAATTACCTGGACTACATCCGCAAGCTGCTCAACACCCGGGACACGTGCCCGGAGTCGTTGGACGTTGAGGAGACGGCCCGGGACATGTTCAACTACTTTCAGGAGCAATTTGACTATGTCTTCCGCAAATGAGACTCAGGTGGCCGGGACGCACTACCGCTCCGCCATCCAGCACTGGGACTTCGTGGCCGCTCGCGGTCTGGGCTACTTCGAGGGCCAGGTGACCAAGTACCTGACGCGCTGGCGCAAGAAGAACGGCGTGCAGGACTTGCAGAAGGCCCGCCACTTCCTGGCGAAGCTGCTGGAGCTGTCCGGCCACTACGCCAAGCTGCTCAGCTGGCAAAAGCAACTCCAGGCCACGTACAACAACGTGGTCGTGGCGTCCTCGGCGCCCGGCCAGATGCCCAAGCCGCCAGCGGGCCTGCCCTACATCACCGTGGAGCAGTTCCTGGACGCCAACGACATCACGGACAGTGATGATCGGTACGCCATCACCATGGTGGCCGGGTGGGGCGGCAACGTGGACATCCTCAAGCACGCCTTCCAGGTCGTCAGCGCCATGGTGGATCGGGCCGAGATGGAAGGCGAGGACGAGGCCAAGCGCCTGGACGCCCGCTTGGTGGAGATTGCCCGCCGCCACGTGGCCTCCCGACCTGAGCTGCCCTACGCGCCCAAGGCGCCCGAGGAGGTTGCGCGGTGGGAGCCGCACACCTGGGTGCTGGAAGCTATGCGCGAGGCTTCCGGCCGTTGATCCGGGCGGCGCGCTGATCGGCTTCGTAGAAGCCCCGGCACTCAGCGTCGCAGAAGTACCCGCTGGGAAGCGGGTACTCACAAGCCCAGCACTTCCCAGTGGCGGGCTTGACTACAACACGAAGGGTCGCTGCGGCGGCCCTTTCCAATTCAGCCAACTCCGTGGCCTTGTCTGACGGGTCAGCGTGGAGCATCTTTGCGGCAGTTCACTTGGTACTGGTGGACGGTGAAGTTGCGCTGGCGGGCAGACTCGGTGGCTTCGGCCGCGAGTTGAAGTAAGCCGTCAATAAGGTTTCTGTCCTCAGCACGAAGTCCGTTGGGGCTGGCGTCAGCAACTCGGTCGGCAGCTGCGGCGGTGCCGGGCAGGTCGCCACCACTTGGACGGGCGGCAGTGCTGGCGGCGAGGATGCGCAGCCGGCTGCGAGCAGCGTTGAGATCAGCAGCGTCAGCCGCAGATTGCTTCTTGAGTTCATCGAACTTCTCCTTGAGGTTGGCGGCAGATGCCAGTTCTTCGGTGCGGGCCTTCCTGACAGCTTCAGCGACGGTCGCCGCCTCGGCCGCGATCCGGGCGGTGACTTCGCCTCGGGCTTTCGCCGCCTCGGTCTTTGCTTCAGCGAGCCGCACACTCAGAGTGGCGATCTTCATGCCCGCGCCGGCCAGGGCAAGCACCGCTGCAACGAGGGCGATTTCAAAGGCGTAAGCCTTGATTTTGTCAATGATGCCGATCATGGCACGTCCTTCCAGTTCAGGCACAGGTCGGCTTCGTCGGCTCGCCGCGTCACCAGACCGTTCAGCGTCACCAGCTCGCCCTTGACGCGGGCCTTGACCCAGCGGTTGAGCTCCAGGCATCCGCCCACTTCGTCGCCCGCGTTGAACTTCTTGGCCATCGTGCTTTCAGCCAGCGCGGCGCTGCCTGCGTTGAATGCGAAGTCGATCAGCGCCGCCTGGCGCCACTTGTTGTAGCGGTCCCAGTACCTGAGCGAGCGCTTGGCGTCGCGCGCCGCCTGCTCCAATCTCGGACGCTCCATGACCAGACATTCGTCGTCGGTGTAGGTCTGCCCCATCTTGATGGTCGGCCCCGTCATGCCTCGGCACGCGGTGGGGATGCCGACCGGATCGAGGTAGACCGCGTGCTGGCCCTCCTTGTTCTTGACCTCGCCTTCGTGGAAGGCGGCCAAGCACGCAGCGATGGCGACCGCCCCGCCAGCGCCGGCCTTGATCAGCCGTTGTTTGAGTTTCTCATTCATTTGGGACTGACTCCTGTCCGGTAGGCGGTCCACACCGCCATAAGCGAGGCCCCGAGGGCCACGATGTAGCCGATTGGCTTGGCGATCTTCCCCAAGTAGTCGAGCACCTTCATGGCGCCCTTCCACGAGGAGAAGACCTCAAGAATCTCGGCCGTGTTGGCCACCAGCGTGTCGATGGCCGCCGACTGTTTGGAGTCGATGGCCGTGACCAGGTCAAGCTGTTGCTGGACGCTTTCCATGTGGCGTTTCATGAGGTCCATTTGGTCCTTCATGGCAGTCATGCCTTCGTCGTTCTCGCGCAGCTTTTGCGCAACGTAGGCTTTCCAGTCTTCTTCAGAGCGGCTCATGGCGGTGATGTCCTCTTCAGTCATAGCGCGTCAGATGTCGATATTGTAGGAGGGCAAGGTGGGCGCTTCGCTCACCAAGGCACCATTGCGGACGTAGACAGCATCCCCGATAGACGCGGACCCGAGGGCTGTCACGTTTCCGCCGCCATCGAGCGTGACGGTGACAGACCCGTCGCCCACGGCAGCGACAACGCCCGATTGCAGAGCCGGCTGCTTGAACAGGTCGGCGAGCTGCGTGTACAGGTTAGTCGTCATGAGTCTCCACCTCCAAGGATTGCCACGACTCCTCGTGGTTCGCGGTCACGCTTATACCGCGCGACAAGCCAACACGAGTCTTGGCTCCATCCACGTATCGCACGAAATTGCCGGGCAGTATGAGACCCGAAGCCGGCAGGATGAGCGTCTTGAGCGTCACCATGGCGGTCTGGCCCGAGTCGCCCAGGATGGCTTCGGCCCGGCCTCGGCCCGCGTCCACGTGCGTGATGAGTGAGTCGTTGACTTGCGGCGCGATCAAGTCGCCGGCCGTCCCGACGATCTTGGCGTTGACCTTGACGCCGTTGGTCTGGCCGGTGATCGTGACAGCGTTGTACTCGGGCTTGTCCTGCCAGTCGATGTCCTCCACCTCCACCACGTCACTCGGCAGGATGTAGTCAGGCGTCACACCGGCCCAGTCGCGCGGCTGATAGGGGTACTTCTTGAGGAACCGTAGCACCTGGGCCGTCGCGTCCGGCTGGATATAGCCGCCAGCCGAGGCCGCGATGATGTTGAGCGCATCCGCGTAGGTGCCTTGCGCGCTCCACGAGTTGGCAGGCACCAGCCAATCGGCCATCTGCCAGTCTACCGTCCAGCCGAGGCTGACACCGTTGAAGGTGAGCACTCGGTCGGCGAGCTGGCTGGCGTTCATGTCGGTCGGCTGATCGAACGCGAGGGACGGCGCGTAGGGCGAACCCAGGACGGCGCTGATGCCGCGACCCGTCACGTTGAGCCGCGACTCGTCCCACGTGCGCGAGCGGCCGAACTTGTCCGGGACGACGCGCACGTGCTGTCCGTTGATGACGGCTTCCAGCACGATAGGCGGATCACCGAACGACGCCCGGCGAATGTACTGGAGCTGATCGGCGGGAATCTGCGCGCTGAAGCTCCACGACCATGAGGTGTAGTCGATGCTCAAGGTCATGGAGTCGCACTTAATGACGCGACCGTCAGACACGCGGAACAGGGTGACGTTGTTTTCCACGATGTAGACCCTTTGTACAGGGATGATGATTGTGTCGTCGGGCGGCTGCGGATGAAGCTCGCAGACAAACGTGAGGGTCGTCGTCTCGGTCCACGGACGCTTGAACGTCAGCGTGGTGTTGGGAATGTAGCAGACGTGCTCAGGCGGGATGACCGGGGCGTGCGGGTCCCAAGGTCCGCCGTAACTGTACAGCGGGCGCGCATCGCGCCACGGCTCCCTGCGCGGCGGACGAAGCGCCTGGGCCCTACCCCACGGAGCACGCGCCGCACGCACGTAGTGTTGAAATTGGTGAATGAGGCTCGTCACCGAGATGCCCAGGGGCGTCGCCTGCCGCCACGGATCGCGCTGGCCGTTCCGAAACACCTGCCGACCTTGCTTCCAAGCGTCTGAGGCGCGCGCGCCAAGAGGTGCGCCCTGACGCCACGGCATCTGCGAGCGGGAGCGCAACGGCGTCGCTTGGCGCCAAGGCTCCGTGACTGGCGGGGCGTTGAGCTGTTGGAGCTGCGTCCACGGGGTGCGCGTCGCGGCCGCGAGCTGAGCGCCGTCCTTCCACACCGTCGCCGTCTCAGCGCTAACCTGCGCCATGTCGTGCCACGCTTGGCGATTGCGCTGGTCAGGTTGGCGGGAAGCCTCTTGCCACGTCACGCCGACCGTCTTCATCACGGCGGCGGGGTTGATGAGCGCTGTGATGTCAACGACCGGCTCGCCCAGGTCGATGGCGATGACGGCAACTGAGCCCTCGGCCTCGCCGAAGGTCAGAACCCAAGGCGGCCCGCTCTTTGGCGGACCCTTGAAGGTGAGATTGACGCTCACCGCAGCGTCCCCGCGACGACCTTCACGGCGGCGCCGACCGTGATGTTGCGATTGGACAGCTTGATGTCACCCGCGCCGCTGGTGCCCGTGAGCGTCAGGTCAAGGCCCGCTACGTCGGCGCCGTTGAACAGGCGACCCCACTTGGCTGTGCCGTTGCCGATGCCCGGTGTGGCGGGACCGAGCACCATCTGTAACGTGCCGTCAGCGCCGACGATGCCGGCCGGCTTCGCTAGGTCGATGCGCAGGAGGGCCGACCCGCCCGCAGCTGCGCCCGGCACCGCAGGCTGATCTGTGCCGTACACCAGGATGTAGGCGTTGCCCGTGCCTGAGTCCATCCACGCGAGGCGGGCCGTGCTATCGTTGATCACGAAGGCCAAGATGCGGGCGGCCATGCTTACCTCGGCTCAGGTGACACGTTGTCGTTGATGACAGCGTTGAACACGTGATTGTAGTCCTCAGCCGTGATGTAATACTTGCGATCCCCTCTGATGTAGTCAAAGATGTAGAAGCCGGTGCCTTCTTGGCTCCACGTCTCGGCAACGAAGCGCCCATTGTCCTGCGTGTACAGACGCACGCGGCGCGCCACCGGATAGTCTGGGTCATCGTCCACGTTGACGATGCCAACAATCTTGAAGTCACCGGTGTACTCGGGAGCGAATGTGGCGGCGTGCTCCATGACCCCGCGCGAGCCGACCGCTTGCGGGAAAGCCCGGTTGTTCGGCGGCTTCGGGTACTGAGCTATGTACTGGACGTTAATTCCAGCCGGTACAGACGTGTTGGCGCGCGGCAACTCAGTGAAGTCAGACGCGAGCGGCACGTTGGCCCACAAAGCGTCTGCGCCGGCCGAGAAGCCAAGGCCGGTCATTGGAGCCGCGAAGTTGGACGTGCCGTAACGCGAGTTGCCTGACGTTGCCTTGAACTGAGCAAACTCAGAATTAGGCGGGTTAGTGGCGTAGGGCGAATACCCGAACGTCACAGATGTCTGACCGCTCATGCTAGAAGAGAACGTCCACAGAATGGAGCCGTTGAGTGCAATGCGATTTGTACTGCCGATGCGCCAGTGAGCGAAGTGATACATCACGCCCGAGGTGGCGGCCGGGGTAGCGCCTGAGTTGCCGCCGCCCACTATCAAAGTGAAGTTGCCGGAGCTGCTGATGTACAGACATACGTTGCCAGCGCTCATGTAGTAGATGGACTTGGTGGCGCCGTTGGAGACGTTGGCGCAGGAGAAGTAAAACTCCACGCAGAAGTCGCCTGTGATGTCGAACGGTCCATCGTTGTAGATTTGGAACCCCGTAGACAGCACGACGTGAGACGCTGTAGACGGGGTTTCGATCCCGATGAGACTCGCTGGACCAACCATCGGCGTCGCCGTTTCCAGACGGAAGTAGCGCGGGTCAAAGTACCCGCCGCGCCGCGCACCGTAGGCGGCGAGATTGCTGAGCAAAGGCAGCGGCATATCAAGTCCTCCACGGGCCGATGATGTCGACCATGGTGCGCATGTAGCAATCGGCCGGCGCCGAGTTGTAGCCGGTTCCCAACACCATACCCACGCGGCCGGTCATACGGTCGTCCAGGTCGGTCACCAGCTGGTATTGCTGGAAGGCCGCATACACCGCAACTGTCTGATAGGGCGTGTGGTACAGGCCCGGCACGTAGCCGCGCACGATGTTGGTCTGGAAAGCGAGCACGGGGTGCCACGACATGCCGTAGCCGGCCGGGTGCGGGAATGACAGCGCTACAGCGTTTCCGCCCGACAAGTTGCCGTTGCTGGCTGTCATCATTACCTGGCTGCCCTGCACCACGCCGCCGACGCCCCAGATGGCTTTCGGGAAGTATGTGTATGCCCCGCCTGACGACAACCCAGAAGCGTTGAAGGAGATGTCTGGTTGCCACGTCGTCGAATCGTTGTTGTGATCCTCGGTTGGCGCGAAGATGGCCGTGCTGAACGGGTCGGAGCCGCCGCACCACGGCGCCAGATCGCCGAAGTAGACCGCCCAGCCGCCGAAGCCGAGGGTGTTGGCGGCTGCGGTCGTGTGGAGGATGAAGAATCGCTCATCCCCGATGATGGCCCAGTTCTTGGCGGTGCCAGAGAACGTCTTAGGCCAGAAAGCCTGATAGCCAGAAGGGAACGGCGCGACGCCCGTGTCCACGTCGGTCATAGAAGTGAAGCCGCGCGCCTTCGGCAAGTTCGTCGTCGTGTCATCGATGCGCAGCAGGAAGCCGTTGGACAGCGGATCGGCCGACTTGTACACGGCCTTGTTCGTACCGCTGAACGGCTTGAGCCACCCCAGCGGCGCCACTTTGGCTGTGATCGTGCCTGACGCCGTCCCGTCCGGCACGCCAGGGCAATCCCAGACGACCGTTGTGGCCGTGACGGCCTTGTTCTTCCACTGAGCGTTCAGGGCGGCCATAGCCCCCGTCACCCCGGCGATCTGAAGCACTGACCACTGCTTGTATTGGTGTCCGCCCGTGATCGTCATCGTGGCGACGCCGCCTGAGACTACGATGCTGGAGACGGCCAGGAGGCCGAAGCCATCCTTGAAGCACGCATCCAGCACCGCGATCAAGCTGCCGGCCGTCGCGGTCAGCGCCGGAGCGCCCTGCATCGCATTGGTGAAATACTTGACGCCTTCTTTGGTGTAAGCCATTCTGCTCTCCGTGGTTTAAGCGCGCCAGGGGCCGAGGATGTCGATGGCAACGCGCCCCGCACAATCCCCACCTGCGTTGTTGTTATTGCCGGTCCCGAGGATGATAGCGGCCTTGGCAGCCATGTCGCCGTCGAATGTGCCAGGCTGGATCAGCTCCATCTGGTTGTAAGCCAGGAAGGCGTCTGTGGTTCGGTTCATGAAGAACTTGATGCCGGGCAAGTAGCCTCGCCAGCATCGCGCATCCCAAAATACCACGCTAGCCAGTACAACGCCAGCATTGATCGGATTGGGGTACCAGATGTCCATGGCACCCCCGCCTGACGCGCTGGAGCCGGCCCCGTTCCAGAGCGGCCCCTGAGATACGCGATTGGAGGAGCCAATCCCGAAGTAGTTGCGCGCCGTGTAGTGCCCGCCCGATCCGACTACGTTCATGCCGACCCAGCAAGCGCTGAAATCGCCTTGGTTGTTTGTGCCGGTCGTCGTGTCCATGGAGCCCTCGGGCGCCGCGATGATCGTATTGAAAGGATCGACGGCGCCGGGGGCCTCGACGGGGTCGCCGAAATACACGCCAGTGCCGCCGCCCAGCTGGTTGTTGCCTGGCTGGGCCATGTAGTAGAAGAACATTTCATCGCCGACGATGCACCAGGGGCGCGCGCCGGCAATCGTGGACTTCGGCCAGTAGCCGCCCGCCGCGATCTGCGCCGAGGAGGGGAACGGATTGGTGCCCGTCGCTACGGCCGACATCGTCTCATAGCCGCGCACCTTGGGGTTGCCCGTCGTCACCGTGTCGTCCACAGCCAGATAGTGCCCGTTGGATTCGGAGTCGTTGGACTTGTAGCAGGCCAGATTGGTGCCGCTGAACGGCTTGAGCCAGCCGAGGGGCGCCACCTTGGCGGTGATCGTGCCGCTCGCGGTCCCGTCGGGGACGCCGGGACAGTCCCAAACAGCCTGGGTGGCCGTCACGCTCTTGAGCTTCCACTGGGCGTTCAGGGCGGCGAGCGTGCTGGTGACGCCCGCGATCTGGAGGACGGACCACTGCTTGTACAAGTGACCGGCGCCGATGGTCATGGTGGCGACGCCCGAGGCGACGACGATGCTGTCAACCGACAGCAGGCCGAAGCCATCCTTGAGACAGGCGTCGAGCACGCCGATCAAGCTGCCGGCCGTTCCCGTGAGGCTGGGCGCCCCTTGCATGGCGCTGGTGAAATACTTGACGCCTTCTTTGGTATGTGCCATGGTGCCCTCTTAGGCGTTGATGTCGCCGCGCACCGCCATAGTAGCCTTGTCTTGGCCAACGAACGGGTCGGACGGGTTGATGGATCGAATGAACCACGCCGGGAACTGCGCGCCGTCCGTGTTGAATCGGTACACGTTGCCGTTGGACCAGCCAGAACCCCAGCCCAACGGGTCAATCGTGAAGTAGGGTGAGCCGGTCATGGGGTTGTTCGGCGCCGTCGTCGTGCTGGTGCTGAACACGCCGATCTGGCCCACCTGCTCACCCACGATCACGCCGCCGGCCGTCGAGGTGAAGATGAGGGCCCAGCGCTCCTTGACGGCGCCCTTGTTCGTCATGACGAAGGGGTAAGCTGCTTCATTGTAGTCGGCAGAGATGCCGGCGCCGATGATCGAGTCAGACCACACGCCGGTCCACGTCTGCTGCTGGAAGCCGGGATGAGCGCGGCCTTGGAGGTCTTTCGCATCGTAGGCCGACGACACGAAGCTGACGCCGCTCGTGTACGCGTGGTTCAGAGGCTTGCTCAACGTCAGGAGGCCGGCAGGCGTTGCGGCGGTCAGCGTACACAGGTCTTCTATGCGATCCTTGACTGTGACCGGATTCGCCCAGCCGGTGACGTTGGTGAACGTGACCAGGCCCGTCGCCTTGTTGACCGTGAACCCGGACGTGATCTCTACCCCGTCCGAGCCGATGACGCGAGCATCTGCGATATCGGCGCGCGTCGCCACGGTGCCGCCGTTGACTGCCGTGACTGGCGCGCGGGTGACAGTGTTGTGGATGACTACGATGTTGCCCACCTTGAAGATGGGCACCTCACCGTTGCTAGCGTAGGGCGCAGGATCGACACCTGTGACCGACGCACCCACCGGTGTGTAGGTGAACAGGGTGGAAGCGTAGGTCATGGACGAGCTGACCGGCTCGCTGAATGAGAGCGTCAGCTGACCAGTCGTCTTGTTGTAGGAGCCCGTCAGCAAGGAGTCGCTGAAGGCGCCGTTGACGTCGCTGGAGGAAGTCCATGCCGTGCCGCTGGGAGACTTCTTGCCGGACAGCGTCAGCGTGGCTGGATTCAGGTTGGCAGGGATCGTCCCGCCGTCGATGCCAGACGTGGGGAACAACGTGCTGACTGCCGCCATCTTCCAGTTGGTGATCGTGTGAGTGCCAAGCCCCAGCTCGGGAATGCGGATGGTCTTGGTGGTCGGGTTGTAGCTGCCGACGATCCAGGTGTATGTGATGCCGTTGAGAGGGTCCCAGCGGTACACCGTGTTGTCCCGGATCATGTAATCCAGGCCGCCGATGGAGAAGCGGCCGGCTGCGAGGGTCGTGTTGGCAGCCAGCGTCACCACGCAGTCGATGTCAGTGAAGGAGGCAGGCGCCGTGATCGAGGTGATGTAGCCTGAACGGCAGTACGTCACCTTGATGTCCGTATTCACCTTGGGCGCCGGATCCAGCAGAGCGATGATCGACTTGCCGGCGCGGTCCACGGTGGCGTTGGAGGAGAACGGGCCAGTGGTGGACGTTCCGCCGTTGGCGAACGTCATGGTGCGCGGGATGCCTGTGGTGTCGATCCAATCGATGGCTTCGCTGCCGATTTCAGGCACGAAGTCCAACGCCAGATTGACGACGGGCGACATGGCAGACGTGTACTGCGTCAGCTCCGTCTCCACGGGCAAGTTGACCCTGACCATGGGCGTGTAGGTGGCAGTCGCTGCCGTGACGTTTGTATCGGTCGCATTCGGGTCCAGGCGGAATGCGGCGGCGCCCTGGAAGGAATTCGTGGTGGCCAGCACACCGCCGCCGACAGTGAACGAGATGACGGCGCTCATGTAGCCGCTCGCCAAGCTGCTGATGACGCCGTCCGTCTTGGCCTCGGACGTAGACACCTTGGTGGCGGAGAAGGCGCCGCTGGCCGACGTAGGCAGGCCGGGCCATTTGGCGTACAAGTGATACACGCCCGGGGTGCCCGGCAAGATCGCGCGGCCAAACGTCTCCGTGCCGGTGAACGGGTAGAAGACAGAGCGAACACCCGACGACGACGTGGCCACGTCGCCAGACGCCGAAGTGCCGACTGCAGTGGATGGGATGAACCTGACCGTCAAGCTGCCGACGTTCACCTGGCTGGCGTCCACCGCAGCGTCAGCCAACAGCGGCTTGATGCCGTAGAACGGCTTGGACCAGAGGTTGGCGGCGATCAGCTCAGCGCGCGTCTCCGTCATGCTGGCCCCGGCGACGATGACCGCTGAGATGTTCGGGTCAGCCGGCATGTCGTCCACGATGATGTGGGCACCGTAGTACACGTCAGAATTGTTGGAGAGCACCGAGGGGTAGACCTTGCGGAAGTCCATCGCCCCCTGAGCGCGGTCCAACGTGCTCACGTCGGGGAACAGGTTGTTCTCCACGTTGTCCTGGACGGTCGTGGCGGTCGGGAATCCGCCGCCGTCCGGGTCGTCGTTGAGACGCTCTGACGCCATGATCTTGACGTCGTTGGTAGTGATGGTCATGCTCAAGTCTCCACAAAACGAAGTTTGACGCGGAAGCGGTCAGTGGCGGCCGGCTCCTTGCCGGGTTGAATCGGGGTCGCAGTGATGGGCGGCTGACCGTCCGAGCCATCGAACAGGACGGTGTAGCTGCGGCCGTCTGCCAAGACAAGCAAAAACGGCGCTACGGGCACCGTTTCGTCTAGGTCTGTAAGGGCCTGCAGCTGCGCTCGCGTTAGCAGCGCGTAGTCATCGCCGCTTGCCAGCGTGATGGGTCGCCCACCTGACCGCTTGGCCGCGATCTGAATGAGAAGCGCGCCCGTCAGGCCGGTGGACTTCTTGACGCTCATTGGGCTCCACCCAAACTCCTCCTCCCACACCATGTCAGGCGGGAGGAGGATGGCGGAGTTGACGACGATGTTGGGCATGATCAGCTCGATTGACGGATGGAGGTGGCGCCAGCCGACCGCAGCGTGTCGATCACGTCTTGGACCGAGGTGCCGGCCGCTGGTCGGACTTCAGCCGACTTGCCGTCAGCTCCGACGAACCTGATCAACACCGCACCTGTCGGGTACGGCCCCACGAGCGGGACGGGTGGGCTTATAGCCGACCCTGCATTGCTTGGGCTCAGTTGAGGCGGCGCTGGAGGGGGAGGCGGTGGCGGGGCCTTCTTGTAGGCGGCTTCGCCAAACACTGAGTAGCCTGCGTTGCCGTAGTTGCGCGGGTTCGCCTTCATGGCGGCAAGGGCAGCTTGCGTCGCAGCTGCTGCGGCAGCGTTCATCTGGCTTTGCGTGGCGGCGGTCGGCTTGATGTACTCGGACCCGTCAATCAGCCCCTTCTGGAATCGAGGGTCTTTGTTGGCCGCTTCGCTGTCAAAGTAGTAGCCGTCAGGAATCTTGAGCTGACCACTGTAAGTGAGACGGTTGCCCGAGGAGTCCGTGACAAACCCGTCCTTGTCTAGATTCTTGCTGAGCGTGGACAGCGAGTTCACTTTGTTGAACATCTGCTCCAGATTGGTGATTGTGCTCAGTACCGTCGCGCCGAGGCTCTGCACCTGCCCGGTAGCTGCGGCAGCTGCCGATCCGACGCCCGCGATAGCCTGGGCGCCCGAGTTCATGGCGCTGACGATCACCTTGCCCGTGGAGTCCGCTTGGACCGACAGGCCCAGCGCTTCGCCGCGCACCTTGACCAAGGCACTCACCACGCCGCCGTTGGCGTCAACCGCCGCCTGGGCGTACTTCTGGAAGGCGTCCCGCAGCTGCGCCGTCGTCGCCTGGCCGCTGTTGGCAATGGCTGCGTAAGCCTGGGCGTACTTCGTGGCGATAGCTTGCGCCTCCTCGCGGGTCTGAAGGCCCATGGTCTTGAACGCCTCGGCCAGCGAATTGATGCCTGGCTTGAGTTCGTCGATCTTGGCCTTGGCGCGTTGGAGGCCGTCCACCATCGCGTCGCCGCTAATCTTGCCCTCGCGGCCCAGCTGCTCCCAGAGCTTGATCAGCTCCTGAATCTCCACCGGGTTGCGAGACTTCGCCAGCATGCCTTCCAGCGCCTGCGTCAGCGCGATGCTGGCATCCACGCCGCTCTTTTGAAGCACACTGTAGTTCTTGGCCAGATCGTTGATGACAGCCTGCTGGTCCTTGAACTCCTGCGACACTTGCTTCAGAGCCGGCGCGATGTCGCCGCCCAGAGCCTTGACCGCGACGCCCGCCAGCGTCTGAATCTGCTTGGCGATGTACTCAGTGGACGCGCCGGCCTTGGTCAAGCCGTCCACGAACTCCTTGGTGAAGTTGACCAGCTGGGCGCCGGTGAGCTTGCTGGCGGCTTCGGCCAGGTTGACGCTGATCGCCTTGGCCGCAGCTTCGCTCTTGACCGCCACCTCGGACATGGCCTTGGCCAAGTCCTCAGCTGACTTGGCTGTCAGAGGCAAGCTGATGCCCGACTCCTTGGCCAAGGTCTTGAACGCGTCCGCGACGGCCGCAGCAGCGGTCGCCACCTTGAGCGTCGCCACTTCGCCGCCCAGCGATGCCAGCTTGATGTCGCCCATTCCTGCCTGGACGGCCGACGAAGCCTGCTTGGCCGCCGCTTCGATCTGCTGCGCCGTGAGCTTCGCGCCCGCCTGGGTCTGAGCGTTGGCTGAGGTGTGGGCGTCCGCGCCCTGCTTGGCGGCAGCGGCGTTCGCATCGGCGCCTTGCTGCGCGGCGGCGGTCTGGACGTTGGCGGTCTGTTGAGCCGACGTGCGGATGCGCGCGCCCGACTGCTCGACAACGCCGGCCGCGCGATCCAACGCGGCGACGGCGCTGGAGCTGAAGTTCATTGCCGCCCGGTCGGCCTTGGCGAACGACTCCTCAGCTGCCGTGCCCAGCTTGTTCGAGAAGTCCAGCAGGTCTTTGCTCAGCTGGCCGAACGAAATCTTGGACAGGCCGTAGGCGATGGCGCTGAACAGTTCCTGGACGCGCCCCGCCGCGATGGTGAAGAGGATGCTGATGGCCTTGACGCCGTCGCCGAGCACGCCGATGACGACCGACAAGCCCTGAAGCGTACTGGTCAGGAAGCTGACCTGCTCGGTGGAGGCGTCCAGACCGTAGAAGGCCATGTTCAAAGCCATGACGCCATCGAACAGCGTTTGGACGGCGCCGGCCGCGTCCGCGATGGCCGACATCAGGGTGGTGAACGTGTCGCCAATCAAGCCGTACAGCTGGCTGAACACCTCCTTGACGGCAGCAATCGTCCTGGGGTCGATGCTGTCCATCGCCTCTTGGATCGTCGTGATGCCGGCGCCGATGTCAGCGAGCACGCTGGCGAATGCGCTGCCCAGACCGCCTTCGCCCGTTCCGAGCGCCAACAGAATCTCAGTGAACTGATTCTTGAGCAGCGTGATCTGGCCGTTAAGAGTTTTCGCGTTGGCCGCAGCGGTCGGACCGAACGCCTTGACGAGCGCCGGGCCGAACTTCTCCAGGAACTGGGTGGAGTCGATACCGGCCTCAACCATCTTGTCCAGCTCAGCGACCGTCACGCCGATGGAGTCAGCCGCGATCTTCATGGCCGGGCCGAGACGCTCACCCAGTTGGCCGCGAAGTTCTTCCATGGACACCTTGCCCTTGGACGCGATCTGCGACAGCGCGAGGATGACGCCGTTGGTTTCGTCCACACTCAGACCCATGGACGCGGCGGCCGAGGCGATGCCCTTGAACAGCGTCTGCGTGCCCTCGCCTTCCAGCCGCGTCCCCTTCAGCGCCGCCGCCAGCTTCGCGTAGCCCTGGGCGCTCGACAGAAGCTCCAGGCCCAAGTCCTTCGTCACCTGGCGGACAAAGTCAAACGCCTTGGCAGCCTCCTCGGCGTTGCCGGTGGCGTACACGAGCTGCTTGTTGATCGACTCGAACTTGATAGTGGCGGTCAACACGGCCTCTATGCCCTGCTTGACGCCAGCCAATCCGGCCGTAATCCCGGCCAGCCCCGCCAGCTGACCGGCGATGGCGCCGATGCCGCCCGCAGCGTTGACCCCGGCCGGCTTCACGCCATCCAGTTCGTTGCGAAGCTCTTTGATGCGAGCAGATGCTGCCTCGGTGACGCGCTTCACCTCGTCTGCAGGGGCGCCTGCGTTGGCTCGGAAAGATTGCAGCTGCTGCGTAATCTGCGCAATCTCGGTGCGCAGTTGACCGCCGGTCTTGATGTTCAAGGCATCGTAGATCGCCTTGCCGGCACTTTTGGCCTGCTGGGCTGCGGTGTCTGTGTCGGCGGCGGCCCGGCGCATGGCGGCCGAAGCGCTTGCCTGAAACTGGGCGTAAGTGGCGGCGCTGTTGGCAATCTCAGTCCGCAGCTTGGCGATCTTCTGCTGAGCTGCGTCCAGGTCGGTCGGCGTGGCCTTCGTCTGCTGGAGATGTACCAGCTCAGCCTGCGCCAGCTTCAGCTCGCCGGTGAGCTGGGACGTAGCCTGCTTGCCGGCCGTCCCGAGGCGCTTCAGCTCATCGGCAGTCAAGGACGCGCCTTGCTTGGTCTTGTCCAGTTCAGCGGTGGCGGACTTGAGCGCGGTCGTGATGCTGGCCGCGTCCTTCGCCTGGAACACGTCCTTGAGCTTCGCCGACACTTCGGCCGTGGACTTGCCCACCTTCTCCGACTGCGTGATGATCTCGTTGGTGGATGCGGTGTAGTTGGCGCTCGCGTCCTTGACGCCCTTGTTGAAGGCGCCGGTGACGACTTCCAACACAGCCGAGAACTTCATGTTACCTGTTGCCATCGCCCAGTTCCTTCCACAGTGACTTGAATTGCTTGTCGTTTGCTTGCGCCGCCCGCATCGCGCTCATCATCAGCTTCGTCCGGCGCCCTTCGTCTCGGTTGGCCGCCTTCATGAAGCCCTGGAACACGCTGTAGGGATATTCGATCAGGTCGGCGTATCGGTGCCCGCAGTTGACAAGGTGCTGGAAAGAGTCAAACCAACTAGCCCCATGGCCCGTGCGAACTTGATGAGTTGCGGCGCGAGCCTGTGGACGAAAAAATTGCCGTTCACCTCCACCACAAGCGCGGCGACCTGGAAGAACTGATCAGGCTTGAGCCGCTCCAGGAAGGCGACCGGCGCGTTGCTCACAAGCGACGCGGCCAGCACGAACGCCTCGCTGTGCTCGCTGATGCACTTGAACAGCGCGAACTCCTCCATGCCCTCCAGCTCGCCCGTCTCGGGGTTGCGACGCTCAGCCAGGATGCCGGCCTCATCGAACTCCTTGAGGAACGGCGAACACGCTGCGGTGAACGCTCGCAGGTCTTTCATCACCACCTCGCGGACGATCACCTTGGTGGCGCCGATCATCACTGAGCGCTCCTCTTGGGCGAGGGCAGCCAGGTCATCCGAATCACTCATCATTCTCTCCGTTGTGCCTAGGAAAACGGGCGGTCTAGCCGCCCGTCTTGTTGCGCCTGTCGGCTCAGCCGATTACGGCAGGTAGATCAGCCGGCCGAACTGACCGAACTGGTCGCTGACCGGCTTGGTCGCGTCGATCAGCAGGTTGCCGTTCAGCTTGGTCTGACCGGCCTCCTCGTGGATCAGCGGGAACTCGCTGGTGGGGTCCACCGACACCTTGTAGAACTCGGCCACGACCTTCTTGTTGCCGTCTGCGGTGTTGATGCCCTCGAAACGCAGCGCCACCTCGGTGACGGGTTGCGAGAAGAACGCCACGACATCGACGGCGGTGGGCGTGTAGCTGGCCTTGAACGGCAGGGTGAAGCCGGTCGGGTCGAGGACGGTGATGACGCCCAGTTCCAGGTCCACCGTGTAGTCGGTGTTCAGGACCAGGTTGACAGGGGTAGCTGCGCTGTCCTCGACAGTCAGCGACCCCACCTTGACGTTCTTCAGCACCCACAGATCGCCAGCCACGAGGGTCGCCGGGCCGACTTCGTCAACGACTGCCGTGGTGGACTGCTTGACGGCCTTGCCGCGCGTCAGCATGGCGACGTTGGCGGGCGACCAGTCCTCGATGGTGCCTTCAACGGTGGACGTGTTGGCGGTCGTGATGACCAAGTCGGTCTGGCGCTGACCGCTCCAGGCCTCCTTGTGCTCGAACTTGTCGGTGGCGAAAGCCGGCGCGAAGTCGGGCATGTTGCCCAGCCAGCGGAAAGCGCCGGGCACGCCAGCGATGATGGGCGCTGCGAACAGCTTGCCTTGGAGGGACATGTACATGGTCTTGATTCCTTTAGGTGATGATGCGACCTTCAAACATGAATGGGAAGTACCCGAACGTGGCGGAGTACCCCGCTGCTGGGCCAGGAACGCGGCTGAGCGGCCGCATCCACTCCACAGGAGCCCAACCCTGTAGAGCCTTGAGGATCAGAGGCACGAAGGGTCCGGCCTTGGTCCTCAATTCGGTTGTGTTCTGAAGCTGCGCCTTGACGCACCGCACGGCCAGAATCACCAGCCAGCGCTGGTCCACCGGCCGGATTGCACCCCGGCCTGCCGACTCGCCCGGGAGCACGTCCCCGCTGTAGATTACGTGCAGCGCGAGGTCGCCTTGCGACGACTCCAGCATGTCCGTAATCGTGAACGGCGTCAGCACCTTGGTGATGGCCGGAATTTCCGCCTTCAGACGCGCAACAATCGCGGCCTCAGCCGCGAAGTAGTCGTCAATCTGGTCCATGCTCATTTGCGATTCCCCAGGGTGGCCATGAAGGCCCCGATGATGTCAACAACCAGCTGCTCGTCTTCCGAGTCCATGCCCAGGAAGGGCCGGGCCGGGATCGTCACTTCAGCCTTCTGAGCCCATCCGCCGCCCGGCACCTTGAACTTGAGGTAAGGGCCGTTGACGGCTTGGATGGTGGCGCCGAAGTGGAGCGGGAGGGCGTAGGGGACGTTGGTGCCCCACTCAACGCCGTCACCGCCCACGACGTGGCTGGTGATCGAGTTCAGCAGCACGCCCTTATCACGGAGCGTGTCACCGCCTTCGTTGAGAGCGCGCAGGGAGGGTTCCCACGGCGTGCCGTCCGGCGACACTTGGTCGCCGAACCGCAGGCGCGTGTTCTCGACCATGTTGATGCCGATCTGCTCAAGCAGTTCGGTCTTGTCGTCACGCTCAAGCGCCAACGCGGAAAGCGCCTCAAGGACGCTCCCGCGCTTCGTCGTGATGCGGACAGCGACGCTCACCAGTAGCTCCCCCGGCGCACGTCGGGCATCATGCCCAGCACGTCATCGCCAAACACGCCCTGGGTCGCCATGCCGCTGGACGGCGCCACCGGCTTCTCGATCACCTCAGCCTGCTCAGGCGTCAGCGCGGGGCTGAATGTCAGCACGGCCTTGCCGTCCGCGAGCCGGGTGAGCCACTTGATCTGCGCCTCATAGCGCTCCTTCACCTGCTCCGTGGCGCGATCCTTGTACAGCCGATAACGCGCGATGTCGCAGGTGGCGCTCACAAGCGGGGCCGGGACGTTTGGCAGCGGCGGCGTGTAGCGCACCGCCGTGTAGCTCTGGGCCTCCTCAGAAGCGTCGCGCAGGGCCTGGATGACGTCAGAGCCCTCGGCCAACATGGACATCTCGTCAGCGCCGAAGCGCGCCACCATGTCAGCCTCGGTGGCGTACATCAGCCAGTCGCCCGAGGGAGCCGGGCCGACGCCCGCAAACACCGTCGTGGACGATCCGGCGACCGACACCGCTGCCGTCTCAGCGACTGCGCTGCCAGCAAACGATGCCGAGGAGGCGCCGGGCGCGACAGCCATGAAACTGCCGGTGGAGGAGTCGCCCGAGAACGACGCGGCCGACTGGCCGACCGCTGCCGTCATCGCGCTTGTGAGGACAGATGCGCCAGAGAACGCGGCAGTGGACGTACCCTGAGCAGTCACAATCAGGCTTGCGGCACCGCTGTTGAAGCCCACGGTGGCGGTGCCCGCTGCTGCTCCGAACGTGCCGACCGCGACCGATGACCCGACCCCTGCCGCGAGCGACGCGCCGGCCGCTGGCGTGACGGTAGCCCCGGCGAATGCGGTGCCCGAGAAGCTGGCTGTTGCGAGGGACGAAGCAGCGAACCCGCCCACAGCGAAGGCCGCAGCCGCGAAGCTGGCCAGCGCCGCGCCTGCTGCGGGCGTCATCGTGGCGCTTGTCACGCCTTCGCTGACAGCAGCTGCGTAGAACGGTTCAGCCGGGATCGTCGTGGTGCCGCCTGCGGGCAACGTCAAGTCGGCCGACCGAGGCACGACCTGACCCACCGCCGTATCGCCGTTGGCGAACGTCAGCGTGGTGCTGTTCGCCGGGCCGGTGGCGGCTGCGCTGGTCGTGATCACGAGCGCGCTGGCGTTGCTGCCATGATAGGCGACGCTGCTGACGGTCATCGCAGAGCCGTTGTCGCTCACTGCCCAGCAAGCCGTCGCGTGCGTCAAGCCGGTCTTCAGTACGCGGTCAAACACGACTGTCAGCTGAGTGCGCGCGATGTTCCATGAGGCCGAGGCGAGCCGAGGGCCGCGACCGCTGCCGGCACTGCCGCCAAACAGGGACTCCTTCAACGCAAACCACCAACGATGCGCGACCGCCTGGAGCTGAGCGTCAGTAGTCGGGTGCACGCCGTCCGAGTAGTCCAGCTCAATCAAGCAAGGACCGGGCTTCACGTTGGCATTGTCACCCAGAGCTTCCAGGATGGCACCGCGAAGGTTGTTCAGCGCGCTGACGCGATCCGGGGGCGAACCTGTCGACACCTCGCCAAACACCCCGATGTGGAGCGTGGGCGCCCCGGCGAGGTCGGCAGCGTAGTTGCTGGCCAGCGTATCGATAGCCGCATTGTAGGTGGCCTTGCTGAGCAAGGTCGCGTTGATCACGGCGTTGGGGCCGAGATGCATCATCACAGCCGGGACGCTCGACACGGTAGACGCGGTGACGGCTGAAGTCAATGCCGAGTAGGCGCTGTTGGGCTTGGCCCACTGGTTGTTCGAGCCAGCCACGTCCGTGCTGCCGACCCCGTTCACGATGAATGCCACCGGCACGCCCTGGTCGGCCATGATCTGGGTGGCCAACAGCGGGCGGTGGCTACCCGCGCCGTTCGTCTCGGTCAGCTCAGACCAGACGCCGCCGCGGAACATAGCCGCTTTGAGAGTGGCGTGCGAGTAGACCTGCGCGTTGGTGCCTCGGCCGTCGTCGATAGAGTCGCCGCCGTCAGTCAGCACGATGCCAATGCCGACGTTGGCGACGGTAGCGCTGGAGGTCGTCGTTGTCTTCTTGCGAACCGTCAGCGTGCCTTGGCCGACAGGTCCGGTGTACGTGCCCGTGCCGGCGCCAGGTGCGTGGCCAGTCTTGATGGTCTGGAAGGCGCTACCCGAGTGAGACGCCTCGATGTCCTCGGTGGAGCCCACAGTGCTGAACCCGATCTGGATGCTGCCAGTGGTGCTCGTGCTGCGCTGGTGCACCTCGAAAGCGCTGGGGGAGGTGATGGTCAAGCTGTCAGTGACCGTCGCCGCTTTGAAGAACGCCGCAGTAATGGCGCCGCCCGGATTGCCGCCCAACGTTGCAAGGGGCTCGGTCGCCAGCACAGTGCGCTGAGTCGTTTGAATTTGGTGGGCTACAGTGGAGCCGTAGTTGGTGCCGCCAACGCCCGAAGTCCACTGCGGAGTAGACCAACCAGAGCTTGGCGTGACAGAGGTAAGCGTTGTCGTGCTCAGCGCCATGCCCATCAGCACGAGACAGTTGGCCTCGGGAGGCGTCGCGTCAACGCGGAAAGTGGCCGGGTTGGCGTTGATTTCTATGGTGCCGGGGGACGAGTATGCCGCTGACGTTGCGACGCCAGAAAGCGCGTACACGACGATTGACGACGCTGTGCTGCCGCCGCCCACTGTCCAGGTGTGACCCGTACCGACAACGGCGTTCAGGCAGTAGTACCAACGACCCAGCACGGAGCCGCCTGCGGTGCCTGCGGTGTACGTGTTGCCCTTGTTGTCAGTGAGAGTGGGGGAGCCCCCGTAGGCCATCCAGACAGCGATGGCGTTGGCCCCGGTGGTGTCTAGAGCAGACGTGGTGCCGCCGCTGGCGCCCGCGAACTTGGTTGTTGCAACGACGGCAATGCTCATGACTATGTCCCCGTTCAGTCTTCAGTGACGACCTGGCCCGCGTTGACGCGCGGCGTGACGCCGTTGCCCGTCACGATGCTCGGCGACAGCGCGCCCTTGTACAGCACCTTGCCGGCGCCGCTGGACGAGGTGCCGATGCTGACGTGGGTGGCAGTACCCGATCCGCCCGTGCCGGCCGGGAAGTCCACAGCTGCCGCCAGGGACGCCGCGTTGCCGCTGACGGTGAAGCCGGCCGTGGTGCGCGCGACGGGCACGCGGGCGTAACCCGTGTACGTGGCTTCGCTGGTCGTCTGGTCGCCCGCCTCGCCGGGGTCGGCGGTGTGCAGCGCGAGGTACAGACTGCCAGCAGCAGAGGAGCCGCGCAGGCCCGTGGCGTCGCCGACCAGGCTGATGTTCGTGTTGTTGAAGATCAGCAGCAGCAGGTCGTTCTCGAAAGTGTTGCTTTTGCTCATGACAGTCCTTTGTCGTGACAGATTGAAGAAGGGCCGCCGAAGCGGCCCTGCGCGTTGATCGTCAGATCGTCACGCGGACGGACAGCGCGGGCCGCATCAGCATGGGCAGCTGGTTGGCCTGCACGTGGAGGTCGATGCCCCGGTTGAAATCCGTGTTCTTCTGGCGCGCGTAGTACGGCAGCGCCAGCGTGTTGACGGTTTCCACGAAGTCGGCCGGCGCGCCGAAGTTGGCGAACGTCTCCACCGTGCCCAGCGGGTAGGCGTAGCCGTCGCCAGCGTCGATGAAGCGATGACCGTCCACGGTGGCACGGTACTCGCTGAACACCAGGCCGCGCAGCCCGAAGCCCTTGCGCAGATCGGCGCCGATGCGGTTCTGTGCCTCGGCCCAGCCCAGGTAGATCGCCTTGACGCTGGCGTGCGAGACCAGTGCGTCATAGAACTCGGGCGACACATCCACCTGGATCGAGGTCATGCGCTCGCCCATCAGGTTGTCTTCGATCCAGCGCGCCACTTCGGTGCACTTGGCCGGCACGTCGGCGTTGACGTTGGTCAGATCGAAGTCCACGACCTTCTGGGTGACGCCGAAGGCGGTGAAGTAGTTCTCGATGACCGTGGTGCCGTCAGCGTCATAGACGATGCCGCGCAGCGCGCCCATCTTGCGCCACTCCATGGTCTGGTCGATTTTGTTCTTCATCTCCTGCAGCTTGTCGTTGACGCGCTGCGCCACCGTCTCCAGCGTGCCTTCGGTGCCGAACTGGCGGATGCCGATCACGTCGGCGGCCTTGACGGTGTCCTCGAAAGGCGTGTGCGGGATGTTGAACGAGCGGACGTTGCGCTTGCCGCTCTTGTTCTTCGGCGCCGGACCGCCCCACGGGGTCGTCTGGACCAGGGCCAGCACGCCGTTCTTCATCTCGACGGTGACGGTGTTGGTCGTCTGGGGCTTGAACGGGAACAGGCCGCTGTCGCCGTAGCGGCTGTACATGTTCGGGAGGACGTTGATGGCTTGGCTCAGCTGGGTGAGCGTGAAGCCGTCCTTGAACGGATCGATCATCATGGCAGATTTTCCTTTTGTGTCTTGGAGGTTGCGGGATCAGAACTCGGCGGGCACGGGGATGATCCCCACCGCCTTGAGGTCCACCCAGGCCGCGTCCTTGTCGGCCGTCAGCAGGCCGGTCTTCCAGACCAGGCCGGACGGGGCCACGCGCGCATGGCGGGCAACCATGAACGACTTCTTGGTGGCCGAGGTCGTGGTCACGTCCTCGCCGATGATGCCCACGGCGACAGCGCCGCCAGCGCTGGTCGCGGTTTCGTTGTCGTACTCCATCACCTCGCCAGCAGCGTTCAGGCCGACGACGGCCCCGCTCTTGAGGGTTTGGTTGGTGGCAACGGTGACGACGTCACGGCTGTAGCGGCCGATCTCATCGCTTTCGAACAACAGCCAGTCGCTCAGGCGGCCCGGCTCGGTTTTGACAGCGGATACCATCGCAGTGTCCTTTCAGTGAGTTGCGACGTTGTGGAATGCAGCCGGGTTAGGCGCTGCGCTTGGAGAACTGTTCGCCGCGCGCCTTGGCGTTGGCCAGGAGCGGGTTGGCGGCGTTGGCCATGGCGGCCGGATCGGCGTTGGCCGGCGAGGAGCCGCCACCGTTGGCGGTGTGACCGAACAGGTTGACGCTGGCCTGGCTCTGGGCGGTCTGGGTCTTGCTGAACTGGTCGCGCAGCATCTTGGCGGTCACATCGAAACCTTCTTGGGTCATGACGGAGAACGCCTTGACCTCGGCATCGTCGGCCTTGGGGGCTTCGCGGCCCAGGTCGGAGAACAGCTGCTTGATGTCGCCATCGCGCTTGGCCTTGGAGAAGGCGGCCAGGTCTTCCGTCAGCTTGGCCTTGTCGGCCGTCAGCGCGGTGACGCTGGCTTGCAGGGTGGCGTTGGTGGCAGTCAGCGTTGCGACTTGCTGCTGCAGTTGGGCGAGGTCCATGTCATTTCCTTCAGAGTCAGGTGGGGTGGGTTGAGCACCGCCACGTGACATAGCGGCGGCTGAGGTATTCGCATCCCAGCCGGTAGCGGTGAAGCTGACCTCGCTGAGAGTCGAATTGCGGAAGACGGTGATGGGGCCTTCGTGGACCTTGCCATTCACCGTCACAGAAGTCCCGGCCTTCACTTCTTCGATGGAGCCGGGGTTGATGTGTACGGACATCTGCCAGGGAAAGCCGTCATCGCTGTCGGCAGCGACGGCCTGGCCCGATTCGTTGCTGAGCAGAACGCCCTTGACGGCGAAGCCGGTGGAGGCGTCCACGCTGTGCTCGGTCACGTAGCCGGCGCGGCAGGAGCGGTTGTGGTCGATCAGGGCCGGGAGCTTGTCCGGCACGCTCATCGTCGTCAGATCGAAGATGACGTTGCCCCAATACCAGTGATTGGGGATCACGTCACCGCTGTAGCCCACGCCGCTGAACGTGCGTTTGCGGGCCTTGGGGTCGCCGCCGTCCGCCCCGAGGGCGAACATCACCTTGTTGGTGAGGGAGAACTGGCTGTTCTCGGCGGTCAGTGTCTTGGGTGTGGTCACGGTGTTCCTTTCCGCCAGTGACGGGACGTCAATGTTGACAAGCGGGCGGCTTATAACCCGCCACGGAGCACCGAGTAAATACAAAAACAGCACCTAGGTGCGATTTTCAGCCCGGGAATGCGGGGCTATGCAGGCCAGGGTGTTGTTAATTGCGCCCGCGTGCGGCCTGCTGCCCAGCCGTCAGTACTTGAAGGTGGAGGTTGCCGCCTTCCCGGTCGGCTTGAGCCAGACGAACACGCCCACGTTGGTCTCCGTCACCTTGGTGACCTCGAACTGCTCCTTGTCGGGGAAGAACAGCACTTCATCGTGGTCAGACAGCTCGCCCACGTCCACGCCGCCCTTGCCTTTGTAGTCGATTTTGTAGAACAAGGGCTTCTCGGTGTCGGTCGGCCGCCCTCCCGCGAACCGCAACGCCTGGCCCTCATCGCGGGTCGTGCTCAGGAACGAAGGGCTGCTCAGTACGGTGCCAGGCTTGTAGTCGTCCTTGAGCTTCTGGATGGCACCTACGCTGATGCGCGCGCCCCGCCACAGCTGACCCTTCTTGGCGCCCGAGGATTCCAGCGCGTTGTCGCGGATGCCGTCCATGGCCTCCAGCAGTGCTTCGATCTCAGCCGGGTCGCCGAAGCGCAGGAACGTGTTGAGGTCTTTGTACGCGCCCTGCGTATACGCCACAATCAGCTGATAGGTGCGAGGGTCCATGCCAGCCTTGACCTTGTCGGCGCGCTTGCGGAGCACCTTCAACATGGCAGGATCGTTGACGCTGAACAGCTCATCCAGGCGACGCTCAACCTTCTTGCTCATGAGTGACGGCGCCTCGGCGGGCGTCCCCATGACAAGACGGTCGATGGGTCCGGAGTAGTCCACGCCCACGTTGTAGTCCCATCCGTCATCCGGCGCTGCGTCGGGCGGGGTCGTCGTGATGCCGCGCTTCTTGGCCTGGGCCTCGGTCAAGCTGATGATCGTGCATCGGCACCGATAGCCGTTAGGTGTGTAGTGCGTCTGCCAGAACGGATGATCATAGCGCAGGATCGTGTTGTCCAGCGCCAGGTGGGTCGGCCGCGTCCTGCTGTCGTTGATGGCGTCATACATCCAGTACGGACGTGTGCTGACAACCTTCATCTGCTGCTCGTGGCGGCCTCGGCTGTAGGCGGCCTGGATGTTGGTGCGGAAGATGTTGTCCAGGCGGTACTGCGGCAGGCTGATGTCGATCCCGCCCGCGCGCACGGCCTTCTGGAAGTCCTTGAACGTGCCGCCCTTGTCGATGACCTTTGCCACCTGGTCGATGATGTACTTGATCTGCTCCAAGGACGACTGGCCGGCAATCGACACCGCCTGGGACCGCTGGACGCCAACCAGCTTGCCGTAATACTCGTCAGGGAGCACGACGTTGCGCTGGTTGGCGTAGCTGACGGCCTCCTTGAAGCCGAAGCCCTTGGTGAGCTCAGTCATCGCCGTCCTCCAGGTCCGGCAAGTCCATCACCTTGTTGGCGTTTGCGTGGGTGCAGTCGCCCAGGAAGATGATCTGGCCCGGCTCAGCGCCGTTGCACCCGATGAAGCTGTGGCACCTGTAGCAGACGAACGGCGCGAGCGGCTGGCCCAGCTCTGCCTGCTCCTTGTTGTACGTGCACCAGCAATGCTCCTTCTCATAGCCCGGGACGAAGTGCCCGCAGGTGGCGTTGAGGCTAGGCGTGAAGACCGGCTTGTTGACGTCTCCGTTGAAGCCCCAGCGGGCCTCAGTCTTGGCGCAGCTGCCCTCGGTCGGCAGCGTGTGACGGTCGCCGCAACCCGGGCACTTGAAGCTCCAGCCGTAGAACTGGCCGTTGCTGGTGACGCGCTTGACCTTGGCCATGTCACTTCCCCTCGGCGTGGACGTAGCCCAGCACGTCAGCTGCGAACAGCGACGCCTCCAGCACCTCGGCGAACTCGCCCTCAGCGAGCTTGTCGCCCACGAGTGCGAACAGGCGCTGCTCCAGGTCGTCGGGGTCCGTCGCCATCATGATCGCGGCGCGCACAGCGTCCGGGTCCAGCGGCTGAGCGTCCGTCTCCAGGGCCGCGTCGCCGAGGTCTTCCACGTCCTCTTGGTTCTTGGTGAAGCGGCGTTCGCCGTCCACCAGCCGGGAGAAAAGACCCGACCGACCCTGACTGGCCTTGGTCGATCCAGCAGGCTTTCCAGCGCCACTGGCAGCGTTGGCTTTCGTGCCAGGCTTTGCCGCTGGGCCCGCCCCGGGCGCACCAGGAGGTAGGGTGGCTGGATCAACTTCGCTGGTCAGGGTGAAGTCGGTCGGGTTCAAATCGTATTGATCTTGGTAGTAGCCCTCTGTGAAGCGGACGCCTTGCGCATGCAGCTTGCTGTCGCGCTCAGCCCGGTCCGTCTCCAGGCCCACATCGTCAGCAAAGATGATCTCATGCTTGGGCCAGCCGTTCAGCTCGCACACAGCGTCAGCGATGCGCTGCATGGTCTGGGTAGCCATCACGATGTCGCTGTTGCGCTTGTCCGTGCGCACGTTGTCGTGGACCTGTCCCAGCGCGCGGTTGCCGCTGCCGCCGTCCGTGCCGCTGGTCATCGTCTGGCCCAGGATCACTTTCTGAATGCGGCGGATGGCGGCGGACTCGAACAGATCGAACACCTGGCCGTTGTTGCCAGAAGCCGGGCCGACAGCCTCCACCTTGTCCTCCTTGCCGACGCCCATCACGGCTTGGGAGTGCGCTGTCAGCAGGGCCGCGACCATGGCCTTGGGATCGCCGCTCTGACCCACCAACAGCGGAGAGCCGAAGCGCTCCAGGAACTTCGCCCAGAACTTCCAGCCGTTGGTGCGGAAGTACCACGGCCAGTAGAGGCGGCTCAGCAGCGCCTCGCCGTAGGGCTGGCGATAGGAGGCGCGCGACCGCGTCAGGAAGAACTTGTAGCGCTGGTCAACCGTGATGCCGTAGCCGCTGGAGGAGCCGTCGTCAGGGTAATACCGCAGATCGCCGTCAGCGCGGGGCTCGAACCACTCCATGGGCTTCTCGCCCAGGAACTTGAAGCCAATCTTGCCGTCCTCGCGCTTCTCATAGACAGCCTCCAGCACGCTGTAGCCGAACAAGCGCGCCATGAAGATGCCGGCGATGGCGTCCACGCGCACCTTGTCCAGAATCTCCAGCAGCGCCGTGGCGTTGCCGCCCTCGGACGGCTCCAGGCGCATCGGCACAGCTTGCAGAGCGTCCAGGCGCGTCTCACAGGCCTGGGCGATCTCATCGTCAGTGAGCAGAACGCGCAGCTTGGAACGCGGGACGCCAGCTTGACGCAGCACCTCGTCCAAGTCGGGCATCTTGGTGAGCATGCGCATCAGCTGACTGACGGCCTGCTCATCGTAGACAGCGACGGCAGCGGGCGACTTGGGGCCGTCCGGCAAGGCATCGTTGTCCGGGATCAGCGAGCCGTCCGACACGACGCCCTCGTTGTTGGGGCGCATGAAGTCGAACAGCGAGCCAGCAGCGGCTGCGACAGAGGTGAGCGAGAATTTCACAGTCAGTCCTTTCAGAATGTACGGCCGCCGCCAGTGGCCGGTGGTGGTGATGCTTCTTCAAAGCCTTCGCGGGTGCGGAACCAGGTGACGCCTTGGGTGAAGGAGTCAACATCATCGTCATGGGGTACGCCCGGGAACTTGGCGAACAAGTCCACGAAGTCAATCACCCACTCATAGCCGGGGATCGTCGGGCTGGGCAGGTAGAAGTTGCCGGCCTCGTGCTGAGGCTGACAGGCGTTGGCGCGCGGCACCTTGCCGCCTTGAGGCGTGACAGGGATGAGACCTGGCACATCGTCCTCAAGCGCGTCGATGACGGCGGGTCCGTTGGCCTTGTCCTCGATCAACGTGGCGATGCACTTGGTGGCGAAGGGCTGCTTGGCCCTCATGTTCTCCACGGCGGCCTTGGTCGCTGAGAACGAAGCCTGGTTGTTCCAACGCGCCAGCAGGTAGATGTTGGCGCCCTTGCGGCCAAGGCAGAGGCCGCTCACGAAGTCGGAGCCAACGCTGTCCTTGAACGTGCAATCCCAGGTCCAGATGATCTCCTCCATGTCGCCGACCATCAGCTCAGGCTTGATGTGGTAATACTTCCAGTCAGCGATCTTGAAGATTGTGCCCTCACGGCTGGTGGGGTTCTGTTGGAGCTGAGCAGCCGTGTGGTACTTGCCCAGACGGCCCTCCATCTCCTTGACCACGTGCTCAGGCAACCGAGCAGGCGCCAGCAGCTCACCATCCTTCTTGCGAGGGTCTTGGAAGCCCAGTGAGGTCGTCTTCCTGAGCGTCTTGTCGTAGCGCATGGGCAGGATCAAGTGGTCCCAGCCCGTACCCAGCTTCATCTCATTCTCAAGGATGTAGCCGGTCAGGTCGCCTTGCGCCAAGCGCTGATGGACGACCACAATGGCGTCTTCTTGCGGGTTGTTCAGGCGCGTCGATGCTGTGCCCTTCCACCATTCGACCGAGGTGGCCAGCTTGACCGCGCTGTCGGCCTCCAGGGCGCTGACAGGATCGTCCACGATGATGCGGTTGCCGCCGAAGCCTGTACCAGCAGCCTCGGTCGCCGTGACGACCCGCGAGCCCTTCTTGTTGTTCTCATAGCGCGTCTTGACGTTCTGGTCAGACGTCATGCGGAACTTGTCGCCCCACGCTGCTTGGTAGCGCGGCGACTCGATGATGCGCCGGCAGTCCACTGCGTCCCGGGTCGCCACGTCCATGGCGTATGAGGCCGTGAGATACTGGAGGTGCGGCTTGCTGATCCACTCCCAGGCCGGCCACGACTGGCTGATCAGCGTGGACTTGAGCAGACGGAACGGCAGATTGATCAGCAGCCGCTTGATCTGACCGAGGGTGACGGCCTCCAAGTGCTCGCAAATCGCATGTACGTGCCAATTGTCGACGTACTCTGTGCCTGGCTGCAGCACAGGCCACGCGTAGTTGCGGAAGAACTCAAAGAACGTGCGCCTGGCCAGCTCAGCCTCCACCTGCTCCTCAAGCAGCAATGCGTCAGCGAGGTTCACTTGGCCTCCCGCTCAGCAAGCGCCTTGAGGGCCTGGATGTGCTCACGCATCAGCAGCAACTCCTCTTTGCTCTTGCCTTCCAGGTTGTGGTTGACCGTCAGCGGAGTGTCGCCGCCCTGAATGGCGACCTTCTTGGCATGGACGTAGGGCGCCGCGTCCTTGGCGGCTGCGTGACGCACGTGCGCCGGCAAGCGCGGGTCCATGGCGTTGACCAGCATGACATCAAGCGGCGTGACAGCCGTCCGGCCGATCACCTCTTGAGCGCGATCCGTGTCAGCGGCCTTGAGGTGACGGAAGCTGATGGCCACGCCGTCTGCGTCCACCAGAACGTTGGCCCGGTTCTTGAAGACGCCAGGCGTGTCGGTCGGACGCAGCGAGGAGATGCGCGAGCGCGGAGTGGCGGGAAGGTCGGCCCTGTCGATCTCAACAACCGCCTTCTTGGCAGCAGGCTTCTTGACGGGCGGGGCTTTCTTGACGGGTGCAGCCTTCTTGGCGGCAGGCTTGGGGATGGTCGGCGGCTTGGCCTTGGACGGCGCCTTGGCGGTCGTCGTCTTCTTGGCCGCCTTGCTGGCTGTTGCCATGTCGTGGGCTCCTGGTGACGCAATGCGCGCGCCTTATAACCCGCACACCACGCTCAGGGCAAGACAACCGCTCAGTTTACAGCAACGGGACAGGTCTTTACGCATTCGTGGGTTCCCCGTCAAAGCTGTAGCACTTTTCGTGCGGTCAATAGCGTTGTGGTCACCACAAAATCAGGACGGCTCGAAAGTGGGGGAACCGTGTGGGATTTCCACTAAGTACAACGAACAACAGTTTTCAATAGCGTTGAGAGACCACAAAGCTGTACAGCTATTGACGCGCCGAGTTCCCCGCGAATGGGTAACTTGGCGATGGCGCCGGGGAACGGCGCGGAACCACGCGCGACGTGTGGCGGCTCCACATCTACAACAGTTCTTTAGTTCCTGGGTTCCTCGTCCTTCTTTAAAAGGTAGAGTGTTCAGTCAGAATTTTCGTGCCAGGATAGTTTCGCGGCGCTTCTCGGGGAACTCACGTTTCTCTGTTGCCGCCATTGTACCCGCCATCTATGAGACCCCTGATCGCTACAGGGCTAAGTCCACGCAGTTGCCCAGACACCCACTTTCGGGATATCGTAATTACCGCATCTAAACCGTAACAACCTGTATTCTTTGATGAAGGAGTGACAAATTGGCGTATACAAATGCTGAGCTTCTCAGCGCACTCAAACAGAAAGTCCGCGTCAACAAGACTGGAGGATTCTTGGAGTGGCTCCATGACGGTCGCGGTCCTGCGATGCGTCGCGGCGAGCCTGTCGAGGGCTCCTACATAGTCGTGCTCGGTCACCGGGTCGAGTACAAGCGCGCGGCCTGGGCCTTGCTCACGGGTCAGATGCTGGGCAGGGCTCAGATGCTCGACACTAGCCTTGGCGGCACCGACTGGCGCACGTGGCGAGTAGTCGAGCGCACCGAGTTCTTCCGCGCGAAGGCTGCAGCGGACGGCGCCTTGCCTCAATACAAAGAGTGGATTAACTACCAAGGCAAGAAGTGCAAACCGTCCAAAACTCAGCGCACCGAGTCCGACAGCGGCTGGGAGAAGCCCTACACTGAGCAGCGAGCCGCGTGATGCTCATAAATCGAGATACCCAACGCTGGGACAGCGCGACCTTTCAGCAAACCTTTCTGAGCGAACTCATGGAGGGGTTCAAAGTGAGGGCCGGCAAACTCTATCGGCGCGCCTCGGCGCAGCGCGGATATTGGGAGCCGGTCCTGGGTGACCGCATCACGATCCTGCGGCACCGAATCACCGTCACGCTCGCCATCCGCATGCGCGAGTCTGCCACGTTCATACATCCCGACGCCGACTGAAATGCTACAAAACAATACACGCATCTATACTTCGCCTCGCTCGTGGGCCTTGGAGGGCTTCACCAGGCGAGTTACGGCGCCCAGCGCCACTGGATTTGCTTGTCGGCTCCGTCTGGTGGCCGGTGTCGCCCTCCTCGGCCCCACGGCACTAACAAGAGCAGTTGGCGCGGTCCGTAATACCCGCCAGCTCGCCGCGAGGAGCTGACACAATGAGCAAGACACCATCATTCGTCTCCAAGACGAAGGTTGCCGCCACGTCCCGTCTTTCTGGCGGGGCCGCCAAGAAGCCTGCCGCCACCAAAGGCGTGCTGGGCGGTATGGACGAGAAGGAAATCAGGGAGAAGATGCTGCTCAAGCTGAGCACGTCGGCCCTGTCTCCCGCAGACGCCAAGGAGATGCGTCTGGAGCCGTGCACCAAGGCCGGAGCCCGCAAACGGGGTCTGCCTAGCGCCAATGAGTGCTTTGTGATACCCTACTTCGATCTGAAGGGGCGCCCCACCAAGTTCTTCCGTGCCCGCTACGTCGTGGACACGCGCAAGGGCTTTGACGTCCTGGCGGGCCGCAAGGCGCTTCGCTACGCGCAGCCGGGCGACTCCGTCACTGAGGCGTATCTGCCGCCGATGGACGTCAACTGGGAGGCCATCGCTGCTGACGATTCGATCCCCTTGGTGATCACCGAGGGTGAGTTGAAGGCGGCGTGCGCCACCAAGCACGGACATCCCACCATCGGCCTCGGGGGCGTCTGGAGCTTCATGAGCAAGCGACACGAAGTCGCGTTGCTGCCCATCTTCCAGCAGTTTGAGTGGAAGGATCGCATCACATACATCTGCTTCGACAGCGACGCGGCGACCAACCCCGACGTGGTCATGGCGGAGCGGAAGTTGGCGGAGCGTCTGCTGGCGCTTGGCGCTGACGTTCGCATCGTCCGGCTCAAGGCCGGGGCGGATGGCTCCAAGATGGGCCTGGATGACTTCATCGTGGCGAACGGCCCCGAGCAGTTCAGCATCATGCTCGAACAGGCAGAGCCCTACGCCGGCAGCGAGATGCTGCACCACCTCAATGAGCGCGTTGTCTACGTGCGCAACCCCGGCCTGATCTGGGATCACCAAGCGCGCATGCGTATGGCCCCGCAGTCGTTCACCGGCCACGCCTACAGCGACTGGGTGTACACCGAGTTCAGGGAGCTGAAGAACGGCTCCACGAGCGTCACGGAAGTCTCGGCCGCCCAGAAGTGGCTCAAGTGGCCGTCGCGGGCGACCGTCCAAGGCATCGACTACGCCCCGGGCGAGGACTCCATCACCAACGCGGGTTATCTCAATCAGTGGACTGGCTGGGGCATTCCGTACCCGATGGAGGGCGACATCTCGCCGTGGCACGACCTGCTTGACCACATCTTCGGCGAGGAGCACGACGCCCGGCGCTGGTTTGAGATGTGGTGCGCCTACCCGCTTCAGCATCCTGGCGTCAAGATGGCAACGGCCGCCGCGATCTGGGGGCCTGTGCACGGCAGCGGCAAAACGCTCATCGGGCACACGTTGATGCGCATCTACGGGGCGACCGGCGAGCGGGCGAACGCCTTGGAGATCAAGGACACGGACCTTGACGACGAATCGAACAGCTGGGCCGAGGGCAAGCAGTTCATCCTGGGCGACGACATCACGAGCCGGGGCGACCGCAAATTCATGCGGCGCCTCATGACGATGATCACGCAGAAGATGATGCGGCTAAACATCAAGTACGTCCCCCAGTACTCCATCAAGGACTGCATCAACTACCTGTTCACGTCCAACGACCCGGATGCGTTGTTCATGGACGACCAAGACAGGCGGTTCTTCGTCCACGAGGTGAAGGCCGGAAAGTACCTGGCATACAAGCCTTACGTGGCGTGGCGCGACTCTGACAGCGGCATCGCGGCCTTGTGGCACTACTTCTTGAACATGGACCTGAGCACGTTCGATCCGCAGGCGCCGGCCCCGATGACCTCGGGCAAGGAGGCCATGATTGAGCTGGGCAAGTCTGACCTCGGCGCGTGGGTGCTCAACCTGCGGCAGAACACGGACCAAGTGCTGTCCAAGGCCGGTCTGCGCGGCGACCTCTTCACCGCGCAGGAGCTGCACATGGTGTATGACCCGAGTGGCGACAAGCGCGCGAGCCCGAACGCTCTGGCCAAGGAGCTTCGCCGGGCTGGCATCATCGTGGCGGGCGGGGACGACTCCAAGCTCAAGAGGCCAGACGGTTCTACCATCCGGGCTTACGCTGTGCGCAACATCGAGCATTGGCGCAAGGCGAGCTGGAAGGCCGCCTGCGACCACTACAACGAGAACCACAAGGACTTTGCTGGAAAGCCCGCCAGCAAGAAGTTCTAACGTAACAGGGCACAGGAGAACGACATGAACGTTGAAGTTGAACAGAACCCCGTGGCGGTGGCCGACATGCTCAAGCGCATGATCGAGTCCCAGCGCCGCGAACGTCCCACGATGGATGCCGTGCCGGTGCCGGGAGCCATGATGGACTATGCCCAGGCCGGCATGTGCGTCCAGAACGCGATGCATCACCTGGACGAAGCGCTGCCGACCGGCCAGAAGGTCCGCGCTGAGCTGGCCTTGGCGCTCCTCCTCATGGGCGCTGCGATGCTCAGCGACTGGATGGAGCAGAAGGGCTACAAGGTGGCCTGGATGCCCGACCCGGCCGATGCGCTGGAGGCGGCGACCTCGGAAGTGGGCGCCCTTGACGTAGTTATTCCGACTGGAGGTTGAGATGAGCAACGAGTGGACGGCCCAAGACGAGGCCCAGCTTGAGGAGATGATGCGCCGCCGCAAGGCGAGCTTTGAGGTGCTGTCGGGCGCGGTTTGGGCCGGCGTAGCGCCTCACGTCGCCAATCACGACGAAGCCGAGAAGCTCACCAACGCGGTCGTGGACGTGCTCCTGCGCGAAGGCCGGCAAGTCGGCCCGCTGTTCCGCATGTTCGATCCGACGAACAACGGCGAGGCGGACGGCTGGAAGCGCGTCATCATGACCGAGGAGCTGTATGACCGCACGACGGCGTACAGCAAGAAGGTCGGCGACGGCATGACGTGGGAGCAGGCGCTGAAGGGCGCCGTCATCGTCGCGGCGATGCTCCAGGACTTCTTCACCAACGGCGCGACCTTCTGCACGGTCAAGCCGGGCGGCATCGTCACGCCCAATTACCCTGGCGTGCGGGCGTCCGACACGGACAGCGAGCTGACTGCTGTCCAGTTCAGCCCTACCAAGGAGGAGGCCGAGGCGCTGAGGGCGTGGGGCCAAAAGAAGCGGCTGTCCATCGGCGGCATACTGCGTCAAGCGCTGCGGCTGTACGACAGCGTTGAGCGCTCCCTGGAAGACCCGAGCGTGGGCGCCGTCAAGGTCGCCTACAACGGTCTGACCGCCATCCCGAAGGACGCGCCATGAGCAACAAAGTTCTTCCCCTCGTGGCGCTGACGCAAGAAGCGGCCGGCGAGCCCGCGACCCTTCACCTGGTGCCGGCTGGCGGGCAGTACTGCTCCGAGTGCGGCGTGAGCAAGTACCGCATGCGCTTCAACTACACGGACGAGGTGAGCATGTTCGAGACGCTCAAGCAACACACGCACCCACTCCAGATGATCGGCATGATGGACGTGAGCGACGCCAGCATCAAGCCGTACCTGCTCTGCCAAGGAGCGGCGAATGCCAGCCAAGAGGTCAATTGACAAAGGGGTCCGGGCCCACCGGGCTCGAATCCTGGCGGCCGGCTCCCCGTATGAGGTGCTGGCCGTTCCTCCTGCTGCGACCGAGGAGACGATCAAGGCGGCCTGGAAGGGTCTGGCTCGCATCTTCCATCCCGACCGCTGCTGGCTGGAGGACGCTCACGACCTGATGACCGCCATCAACGGGGCATACGCGATCCTGAGCGATAAGTCCGCGCGCCGCCGTCACGACGCAGTGAACAAAACCGCAGCTCAGGCGTGCGAGCGGTGCGAGGGTGCAGGGCACTACTTCAAGCAACAGGGTTTCAAGAAGCGCGTGCAGACGACGTGCCCCGCGTGCGAGGGAACCGGGAGGGTTAATTCATGAGCTTGGCTGTCCGCAACATCGTCTGGACGCAGCACCCGAAGCTGCGCCACGCCTTCCTGGGCTACATCGCCGGGCGTCGCGTCATGATGCTGGTGGATGAGCGTCTCAACCCTCGCCGTCCCGAGGGCGGCAAGGTGCCGGCAAAGCCGTTGACACTTGAGGTGTACTTGCCGTTGGCTCAAGGCCACGACAAAATCCTGAAGTTCACGACTGACACGGCGGCGAAGGCCGAAGCGGGCCGGCTGCTCGCCAAGCTGGTTGCGGACATCGCCGAAGTTCTCTGACCAAGGAGTCCATCATGAAGTTGTTCTTGCTGCTGATCGCCTTCCCGGCCGCCGCGCAGACGGTCTACCGCGAGGGCAACACGTACACCGACAAGCCGGGCGGCGACAAGGTGTACATCGTGGACAATGTCGTCCAGGCGGTTCAGGTGCCGCCCGCTCCCGTCGCCGTCTGGGTGCCGCCGAATCGGCCGCGCATCCCGCAGCGCTACCTCACGCCCGTTCAACTCAACATCACCGTAACACAGGAGCCCCGCTATGACCTTCTCAACTCGCCAGCCACTGGCTATGGCCGCTGGCCTTGCACTCGCCCAGGGTGCTACGATGCCCCACGCCGTCATTGAGGAGTCCACGCCGCTGCGACACCTGACGGTCGCAGAGCTGGAAGCCCAGACCGAGACGCTGCGGGGCGAGCTGGACAAGCTGGCGACCTCCAGCGAGGAGGCTGACCGCGCGCTCACGCGCCTGGCGGCAATCACCTCGGGCCTGAAGCGCCTCAAGCAGATGAAGGTGGAGCAGGGCGTGCGCGAGCGTGCTGACACCTACGATCTGGCGCTGGCGTACAAGCCGACTGACCTGGTCATTGCTCTGGACTTCGTCATCCCGACCCCGCCTGTGCTGTGCGTCTATCGCGGCCGCAAGCACGGGGCCATTCAACAATTCGCTTTCAACATCTGAGGCCACTATGCTGCTGAGCTACCACGAACTGAAGCGCGATGTCCAGGCCGCCCTGGTCATCACTCACCCGTCCGGCCTCCAGGTGGCGGACGACCACATCAACTCGTCCTCTATCGAGGTAACGCTGGGCGCCAAGCTACTCCAGGAGGTGCGCGACCCGAAGCTGAAGAAGGACGAACTGAGCGTGCTCACGCTGCGCGACCGCGAGGCCCTGACGACCGAGGAGGTGACGCTGACGTCTGATGAGCCGTTCCTGCTCTACCCGGGCGCCTTCGTCCTGGCCCACACGGCTGAGGTGTTCAACCTCCCGCTGGACATGTCGGCCGAGTTCCGCCTCAAGTCGTCGGCCGGGCGGATGGGCCTCAGCCACGCGCTCGCCGTCTGGTGCGATGCCGGCTGGAATGGCTCCGTGCTCACGCTGGAACTTCACAACATCAGCGCCGAACACATCATTGCGCTCCACCTCGGCGACCGCATTGGCCAGATGATCTTTCACCGCCACGCGCCTGTCCCCAAGGATCGGTCCTATGCGGCGCGCGGAAACTACAACGGTGACGTTTCTGTACAACCGGCCCGCCCCGGCAAGAAGTGATCAGAAACGCTCTCAGAGCAATTATTGCTGCGATCCAGGCCCGCGTGCAAGCTGGTTTGAGATCGCAGCACTGACGAAGGACACCCAATAAATACAGGCGATTTTGTTGTACGGGTTTCCCCTAGCTTCCTGTACTACAAAGACGCCCACAGAATCCGTTCCCAGATCAAGCCGTAACTTGATCGCAACCAGGAGCCGACTATGAACACCCAGCAAGCCGCCGCAACCAAGCCCCGCATCCGCGCCGCCACCCCGGCTGAAGTCGCCAAGTACGAAGCCGCCGTGTGGCCGCTGCTCGACATGCCGGCCGGCGAAGCCCGCCAGACCGCCATCCTCAAGCTGCGCGAACGTCTCGGCATCTTCGTCAACTACGCGAGCGGCACCAAGCAGTACCGCGCCTACAACCACTGAGGAGCGGTCATGAGCTACGGTAAAACCCTCAACAAGATCGAGCTGGCCGAGTGTGTCGGTCAAGTTCTCCACAAGGCCGCCGCCTCGGCCGTCGAGCTGGGCAACTTCCCGCTGGGCGCTTGCGACGTGCAGTGCGCCTTCGAGTGCTGGCAGGCCGACCGCCTGAGCGCCACCCGCCGCGCTGGCGTCCACCTCAGCGACGCCCAGCACTGGGAGGAGTGCGCCGAAGTCCGCGCCGCCATCGCCCAACTCGGCTGGGAGTTCTGATCATGAACAAGCAACGTCGCGCTGAAATCGATCGCATCCGCTGCGAACTGGGCCGACTGCTCAGCGAAGTCGAGACCATCCACACTCAGGAGGAGGACTACTACGACAACATGCCCGAGTCGTTCCAGAACGGCGAGAAGGGCGAGAAGGTTCAGGCCTGCGTGGACAGCCTTCAGGAAGCAATCGACGGCATCGCGGCGGCCGACGAAGCGCTCAACCAAGCCGTTGGAGATTGACATGCCAAACCCCAAACCTTTCGAGCCGATGCTGGCTGCGACCCTCAAGACCGCCGACAAGGCGGTTTTTCCGCTTCTGCTGTCGGCCAAATTCGACGGCATACGCGTCATCATCATCGATGGCGTCGTGATGAGCCGCTATCTGAAGCCGATCCCCAACGCCTACGTGCAGAAGCTGTTCGGCAAGAAGTCGCTCAACGGTCTGGATGGCGAGCTGATCGTGGGCGAGCCGACCGCGCCTGACTGCTTCCGCAAGACCAACTCGGGCGTGACTTCGCGCGACGGCGAGCCGGACGTGTGGCTGTACTTCTTTGACGACATCACTCACCCTGATCGATCCTTCATCCACCGCCACACCGAGGCCCGGACCAAGGCCCGGCTTCACCCGCGCTGCCGTCCGGTCGCTCACCATCAGGTCAACACGGTCGATGAGCTGACGACTCTCCAGGAGGAGGCGCTGAACGACGGGTATGAGGGCGTCATGCTGCGGCGCGCGACGGCACCCTACAAGTACGGCCGGGGCACGCTGACTGCGCAAGACCTCATGAAGCTGAAGCTGTTCTCGGATGCCGAGGCCGAGATCATCGGCGCCGAGGAGGAGATGGCCAACAATAACGCGGCAACGAAGGACGCGCTGGGCAAGACGGCGCGCAGCAGTCATAAGGCCGGGAAGACGGGCAAGGGTCGTCTGGGCGCTCTGATCGTCAAGGGCGTCAACGGCCCGTACAAGGGCGTGACGTTCAACATCGGCGCCGGCTTCACCGCCAAGGAGCGGGAGGAGCTGTGGGCACTCTGGCTGGCTGGCAAGCTGACCAAGCAGCGTTGCAAGTACAAGTTCTTTCCCAGCGGCAGCAAGGACAAACCGCGCTTCCCGGTGTGGCTGGGCTTCCGGGCGAAGGGGACGTGACATGAGCAACGATTATCCGAGGCCCGGCATAAACACTCAGGCCGCCATGCGAGCCGCGAAGAACCTGGAGGTGTGGGGCGTCATCGTCTCCGTCGCCGAGACGGCCGGCGAGCGCGGCCGGGCGGCGCAGCGCGTCATCAAGATCGCCAAGGACGAGATGCAGCGCGAGCTTCGCAACATGGATCGCGCCGTGGGCAAGATCAATGAAGGCAAGCCGTGAGAGGCGCCGACCGCATCGCCAAGGCGCGCGGTTGGTCTTGGTACGGCCACTACACGATCAACCGGCTGTCCGCCGAGAACCCGCCGCGTCAGGGCGTCTCCTGGAACACCAAGGAGTCCTGCGACCTCATCTACAACTACTTCAACGGCTGGGACGCCCAGCGCCTCGCCTACCATCACGGACGCACTGAAGGCTCCATCCTCAGCCAGCTCAACTACGTCCAAACCCGTTCTGACACCAGGAGTTACTATGCCCAATGCCAACAAGCCGTCCTTGCTGGACAACCTGCTCCGTCGTTCGTCGTTGGTTGGCGACCGACCCCGCCAAACGCCGCGCCTGTTTCAAGCCAAAAGCGCAAACATGCTCGCTCAGGCAGCGGCGGCCGAAGCTCTTATGCCAAAGCTGGTCGCCGATATGGAGGCCCGGCTTACTGAGCAAGGCTTCGTCAAGGTGAGCGAGTACGCTGACGAGCAGGTCTGGACGACGAAGCCCGACCCGCGCACAGCCCACCTCGCTCCGACCGTCATGATGGACTTTGACGAGATGGAGATGCGTGTCATTCACTCGATGGGCGGCCCCGAGGCGGTGAAGAGCATGATGTGCAACGTGTCGCCGACCGGACGGCTGCGGAGCTTCCCGGCGACTCAGCCTACACCGCACCAGCAGGCCGTAATCGATCAGCTGCGACCGATTCTGTACAAAGAGGACTGACATGACCAAGCGCAACCGCAACACCCCGAAGCCGACCTGCACCAGCGTGGTCGAGGTCGCCATGAGTGTCGCCGATGACTTCTTGACCGCCAGCATGCTGATCGCGCTCACCAACCTGAAGCGCAACCAAGTGACGGCGGCCCTGAGCACGCTCAAGCGTCGCTACTTCGCTGTTGACTGTATCGCCTCGGACGGCAAGCTGTGGTGGTTCCTGACGCCGGGCACCGACACGCGCAGCCGCAAGGTCGAGATGCGCCGGCCCGAAGATCGCCCGCGCAACCGCCGTCCCCGGTCGGAAAGCTCGAAACTGAGCAGCAGATCGCATGCGGGTGCAATTTTCTAGGGGCACCCTGCACCCTCGCCTGCCCTAATCCTTCAATTCACAGCTGTACCACCTTTCTCTGGGATGGGTCGAGCCCTTACACTCCGACCTCCCCGCGCCGGGGTTTAGGCGTCACTGTATCACTGTCACACCGTACAAAGGAACCGACATGGCAACCACCAAGAAGGCCGCGCCCACGGCGCCCGCCAAGAAGACTCCCGCCGTCAAGGCGCCAGTCGCAAAGAAGGCCGCAGCCAAGCCGCTGCCCGACGAACCCGAGGCCGCGCCCAAGGAGATGCCGAAGGGCTACAAGATGCCCAAGACGCTCGCCCAGGTCGCCGACATGCTCTATGAGACGCGAGCGAAGCGCTACGAAATCAACGCCACGGTCGCCGTGCTTGAGAAGGTCGAGGCGTGCTTGCGCGAGCGGCTGATCAACGAGCTGCCGAAGTCCAACGCCACCGGCATCCGGGGCAAAGTCGCCAACGTCAAGGTCGAGACCAAGACGGTGCCGAAGCTCGCCGACTTCGATGCGCTGGTTGGCTACATCGCCAAAGAGCACAAGAAGAACCCCGGCATTGCCGCGCTCATTCAACGCCGCGTCAACGACGCCACCGTCAAGGAGATGTGGGCGGCCGGCAAGTCCATCCCTGGCGTTGAGCCGCTTGACGTCCCGACCGTCAGCTGCACGAAGGCGGGCTGATCATGTCCAACGGCTATCTGAAAGCGCAGCGCATCACCGCGCTCGCAGGCGGGGCGCCCAAGGTCATCGTGGACAAGTCGGCCGCGTTTCAGCCCAACATCAAGCTGGGCTCCATCGTGGCGGTCTACAGCGTCTGGGTCGGCTCCGTCTGCGACGTTGGTCAGGTCATCCACATCATCGAGGCCGAGGCAATGCCCGCTCCCAAGGGCAGCTATGACGCTATGCTGGCCAACTCCAATGCCAAGCCTCCCGTCAAGCCGTCCAAGTACAAGCGCATCTTCATCAAGCGCCGCAACGGACGGGTCGCCCTCTACACGTTGAGCCCCAACGAGCACCTGCTGCTCCCGGGTGACTTCAAAGACGAGCGATGAGAGTGCTGATGCTCGATCACGACCCGAGGTTGGCGGCCTCCTGGCACTGCGACAAGCAGTTGGCTGAGGGCGTGTTCGCGGCCGCCGCGTTGCTGAGCTATGCCTGGCATACGCTTGACAACGCGGCCTATGACCAGCTGGCGGACGATCCGGCCGACGACCGCGAGACGACGTGGATTGAGCTCCACATCGAAGCGCCGACGACCGGCCACGAGTCGCCGCCAGTTACCCGCCGCGCGCTCGCCCCGCACGAGTCGCCTAGCAGCTGGTGGCTGCTGTACGGCCAACGCATCCTTCGGCACTGGGTCGCTCACGACTGCCCGGCCGCCGAGTGGGTGACGCAGCTGGGCGGGAACTATGAGTGGCTGTGGCGCTACGGCATGGCGCTCAGCGACGAACACGCTCACCGCTTCGGCCGCCCGGCGCCGCTGACTAAAATCCTGTGGACGCTTGAGGCCGTCCCGTACATGCTGCGGGGTAGCCTGGGCACGTGGTCGGAAGTGCCGCCTGACATGCCAGAGCATGCCAAGGTGCGTGACGGCGACTTCTACGACACGGTGCAGTCATACAGGCGCTACGTCGCGCGCCATCTTCAACACCTCCACGCCTGGACGCTTCGGGGCGATCCGCCGTGGATCAACGAGTTTGAGGGAGACGACTTGAGCCCGTAGCCCTCATCCACCCGCGTACCGGCGCGCTGTACACCGGCACCTACACTCTGTTCCCCTGTGCCAACCAAAGGATTACCCTACCATGGCAACCGCAAAGAAGACTACCCCCGCAGCAAAGACCCCGGTGGCGAAAGCCGCAGCCAAGGCCGCGACGCCTGCCAAGAAGCCGGGCACCGCCCTGGTTGCTTGGGAAGAGGAGATGCGCGCCCGCGCTCAGAAGACTGCCAAGGCCGAGACGGTCACTGGCGGCTTCAAGAAGCTGAGCACCGCTGGCGGCATCCTCAAGGTCGATGACGAGGCCATCGAAGGCAACGAGCTGCGCGTCATCATCATCGGCTACGTCCACGAAAATCAGTACTACGACAAGCCGTATGACCCGCGCAACCCGACCGTGCCGGTGTGCTACGCCTTCAGCGAGCCGGACAGCGAGACGCCCGAGGACGACATGGCCCCGCACGAGGAGGCCGAGGACAAGCAGGGCGACGAAGAAGGCAAGTGCGCCGGCTGCTGGGCCAACAAGATGGGCAGCGCTGATGTCGGTCGCGGCAAGGCGTGCAAGAACATCCGCCGCCTCGCCGTCGTGACGGAAGACGCGCTGGAAAGCGGCCAGGCCCTGATCGATGCCGAGGTGCGCATGCTCAACGTGCCGGTCATGTCGGTGCGCAACTGGGCGAAGTTCGCCAACCACATCAACGACGACATGGGCCGCCCGCCCGAGGCCGTCGTGTGCATGGTGGGCGTCGAGCCGGACCCCAAGAGCCAGTTCCAGGTCACGTTCCGTTTCGAGGAGCTGATCAACTTCGACCAGGAGCTGTGGGACGCGATGAACAAGAAGCGCGCCGAGGTCAACAAGGCGCTCATCGAGGCGTACCCCAAGCAAGCTGACCTGGACGCTGCGAACGCTCCTCAGCAGAAGGCTGTCAAGCCGCACGGGCGCATGGCCCAGGCGATGGCGGCCAAGAAGGCGCCCGCGAAGCCCGCAGCCAAGGCGGCCAAGTCCAAGTTCTGACATGGTCTACGTGGATGAGCTGATCGACTGGGGCTGGCGCCTCGGTCACAGCTGCCACATGCTGCCGCACCCGGACCATACGGACCTGGCGCTTGCTGAGCTTCACGAGATGGCCGAGAAAATCGGCCTCAAGCGGGCTTGGTTCCAAAACAAGCGCTGGCCTCACTATGACCTGACCGGCAGCAAACGGCGCCTTGCCCTCGCGGCGGGCGCCGTTTCCATCAAGGGCACTCACTACATCAGGATGAGCCGTGACGCACGACAACTCAAATGATCTCGGCTGGCGCGCCGTCGTCCAGCCCATTCTGATCGCCATCTGCACCTCGCCCGCCTGGGCGGCGGCGTGGCTGGCGTTTCTCGCGTAACAGGAGCCGACATGAAACGACCTCGCCCCGTAGTCATCGACTATGAGACAGAACCAATCGAGATGAGACCGAGCTACCCGCCCCGGCCGGTAGGCGTCAGCATCCGATACCCCGGCAAGAAAGGGCACTACTACGCCTGGGGCCACCCCATTGAGAACAACTGCACCAAGGAGCAGGCGGCCGAACGCCTGCGCGACATCTACCTGTCGGGCGCGGAAGTCCTCCACCACAACGGCAAGTTCGATATTGACGTTGGCCAAGTCCACATGGGCCTGGACGACATTCCAATCGACCCGCTCAAGTGCCACGACACCCAGTTCATCCTGTTCCTGTTCGACCCGCACAGCTTCGATCTGGGCCTGAAGGCGTCGGCCGCGAAGCACCTGGACATGCCGCCAGACGAGCAGCACGCTGTCCGGGACTGGCTGATGGAGCACCAGAAGCAGCTCAAGGCCGACGGCCTCTTGCCGCAGCACGTGCGCATCACGGCCGGGAACTTCGGCGCCTGGATTTGCCTCGCACCCGGCAAGCTGGTCGGCAAGTACGCGGACGGTGACACGGAGCGGACCGAGAAGCTGTTCATTCACTTCTGGGACTTGCTGGTGGAGTCCGGCATGCTGATCCCGTATCAGCGCGAGCAGAAGCTGGTGCCGATCCTCCTCAAGAACGAACGCGAGGGCATGCGGTGCGATCTGCCCAAGCTGGAGGCCGACTACGCCACGGCGCAGAAGTCCATGGAGACCATCGAGCGCTGGCTGCGCAAGCGGCTGAAGGCGCCTGACCTGGACTTCGACAAGGACCGCCAGCTGGCCGACGTGCTGGACCGCGAGGGCATCATCACTGACTGGACCTACACGGCCACGGGCCTGAAGTCCATGAACAAGAAGAACCTCAAGCCGTCCATGTACACCGACCAGAAGGTGTTCCAGGCCCTGGGCTACCGCAACAAGCTGGCGACCTGCACCAGCACCTACTACGGCCCGTGGATCGAGACGGCCCGCCAGACAGGCGGCATCCTCCACGCAGGCTGGAATCAGACGAAGAATGACAAGGACGCGGGCACGCGCACCGGCCGGCTTTCGTCGTCTCCGAACTTCATGGCGGTGGCCAAGAGTTTCGAGGACAAGGGCGACGGCTGGACGCACCCCGACTTCATCAAGGGTCTGCCGCACCTGCCGCTCATGCGCCAGTACCTCCTCCCGGACTCTCCGAAGCATTGGTGGGGCCGGCGAGACTACAACCAGCAAGAGCTTCGCATTCTGGGCCATTTCGAGGACGGCTTGCTGATGGAGGCTTATCGCAAGAATCCGCGTCTTGACGTCCACAAGTTCGTTCAGGACTCGATC